ATCAACATCACCATCAACACCACGGCGGATTTAATCAAGGTCCGTTTGAATTTCATTTTGGTAGCGGAAATTGGAATGATATTTTTGGAGGCGGCTTTGGATTCGGGCAGCGCCAAATGCAAAGGAACAAAACTCTTAATATCACCGTAGACGTTACATTTAAAGAAGTTCTTTTTGGAAAGAAATTAGATGCTGAAATTTCCATGCCAGGCGGTAAGAGCAAAATTATTAATATTGATATTCCGCCAGGAATTAACGAAGGACAACAAATTCGTTATCAAGGCATGGGCGATGACAGCATTAAAACTGTGCCGCCTGGAGATCTAATTGTTAACATTCGATTAATCAACGATACACAATTTAGAAAAGAAGGTGATTCGTTAGTCCTAGAAAAGCATATTTCAATCTGGGATGCTATGCTAGGGTGCAAATTACAAATCGAAACTCTAGAAGATAAAACTTTAGAAATTACTGTTCCGGCAGGAACACAGAGCGAAACAATACTAAGTTGTCGTAATGAAGGATTTCCCAATATGCGTACACGTCATAGGGGAAATATGTTAATTAAAATTAGAGTTATGATTCCTCGACACTTAACAGCCGAGCAACGAGATAAGATAGAAAAATTAAAAAATGAGTTTTAAACTAGGACCTCAAGAAACACTAACACAGGTTAGTACTCCCTGGGATTTTACAGCAGACGGTGATGCTAAAGAGTTAGAGAAATCTATGATTGATTTCATGATTCAACACAAGGGCATAGGGCTTGCCGCAAATCAAGTAGGATTAGCTAAACAAGTATTTGTTATTGGCAGTAATCTTATTGATGGATTCCCTGCTCCGTTTGCTGTGTTCAATCCTAAGATTACACATTACAGCGAAGCAACTGAACTCGACAAAGAAGGATGTCTTAGCTATCCGGATTTATGGTTAAACATAAAACGCCCTTCTTCTATTATTGCAGAATATCAAAACAGTGATGGGGACTTAATCACTTCAGAAATGTCTGGACTAATCTCTAGATGTTTTCAACACGAGTACGATCATTTGATGGGCACCTGCTTTGTTGACAGAGTGTCTCAAATGAAGTTACAATTAGCTATGAAGAAACTCAGGAAACAGAAATAACATGATAGAACCAAGCAATAATCTTCAACACATTTTTGATGATGCTGTTAAAAATGCCAAGGCATTACAGCACGAATACATTACCATAGAGCATTTGATCTATGCTATCATGTGTGATCAAGAATCATATGACATCATTGAAAAATACGGCGCAGATGCTAAATTCATCAAAGCTAATTTAGATCACTATCTAAAAAATAATCTCAATGATATTAAAATAGATGATGAGGATCACAAGCCTAAAAAGACAACATCCGTAGAGCGTGTACTTAATCGTTGCTTTACTCAGGTATTGTTTAGTGGACGCCAGAAGATGGAAGTAGCTGATATTATTATCAGCGTATTGAGCGAGAAGAATAGCTTTGGCTTTTACTTCTTGAGCAAGGGCGGACTTACAAAAGAAAAATTTATCAAATACTTCCAAGAAAATATCGAAACTGAGGACGGCGAAGAACCACCAATGCAAGTTGCTAACAATACACAAGCTGAGCGTGTTATCAATACATTCTGTACTAATCTTAGCCTTGCTGCTAAACAACGTAAAATTGATCCAGTAATCGGACGTGACGAAGAGCTAGAAAAGATTCAATTGATTCTTGCTCGCCGTAGTAAGTCTAATGTGTTGATGGTAGGTGAGCCAGGTGTTGGTAAGACTGCTATTGCCGAAGGACTTGCACGTAAAATCTTTGAGAAGAAAGTTCCTAAGTTTATTCAGGACCATCAAGTTTATACACTAGACATTAGTGCGTTGCTTGCTGGTAGTAAATATCGCGGTGATTTTGAAGAACGTGTTAAGGCTGTGTTAGCTGCTCTCGAAAAGAAAGGCAACATTATCTTGTTCATTGATGAAGCACATATGATGCAAGGTGCTGGTGCTGCTAATAATAGTAGCAACGATATGGCAAATATGTTAAAGCCTATTCTTACAAAAGGCACTATCAAACTTATTGCTAGCACAACCTGGGAAGAATATCGCAAGCACTTTGAAAAGGATCGTGCATTAATGCGTCGATTCCAACGTGTTACAGTTGACGAGCCAACACCAGAATTGGCTATTAAGATTGTCAAAGGTATTAAGAAATACTACGAGAAACATCATAATGTAAAAATTACTGATGCAGCTATCGAACAGGCAGTTAAGCTAAGTGTCAAGTACATGGCAGATAAAAAGCTGCCTGACAAGGCAATTGATATTCTCGACTGTGCCGCAGCTCGTTACAAAATCAAAGATGACGAGACTATGGAAGGTGTTGAACAAATTGTTGACGTAGAACAAATTGTCTACGAACTCAGCAAGATGATTAATATGCCTTTGGAAACTGTTGCACAAAAAGAAAGCAAGAATCTTGCAGACTTAGAAAAAGGTATGAAAGCTGCTGTCTACGGACAGGATACAGCGATTACAAATCTTCTGGATAAGATCTTTGTAAGTCAAGCAGGCATGAAGGCTCCTAACAAGCCGATTGGTAGTTTCTTATTCTTGGGCCCAACTGGTACAGGTAAAACAGAAACAGCTAAAGCATTGGCTTCCAAGATGGGCATGGAACTGATCCGCTTTGACATGGGCGAGTATCAAGAGAAGCACAGTGTTGCACGTTTGATTGGTGCTCCTCCGGGCTATGTTGGCTACGAAGATAATGCTGGGCAGTTAATTACTAAGTTGCAAGAGCATCCCAATGCAATTCTATTGCTTGATGAAATCGAAAAAGCACATCCGGATGTTACTAACATTTTGTTAGCTTTCATGGATAACGGATTTGTTACAGGGTCTAATGGGAAGCAAGCTGACGGACGTAACACTATTTTGATTATGACTTCTAACTTAGGTGCTGCTGACAACGAACGCAACACTATTGGGTTTGGTGAACTAGGTAAAGATGGCGAAGACGACAAGGCTGTTAAAAAGTTCTTTGCTCCTGAATTCCGCAATCGCTTAGATGCTATTGTTAAATTCCGTAGTCTTGGTGATGAAGTTGTTGTACAGATTGTTAAAAAGTTTGTCAGCGAATTGAATGATCAATTAAAAGATAAAAATATCGAAATCAATCTTACAGCAGAAGCATCAAAGTGGTTAGCTGAAAAAGGTTACGATAAAAAGATGGGTGCTCGTCCATTGGCTCGACTTATCGATACCAAGATTAAGAGCCCATTGAGCCGTAGAGTATTGTTTGGTGATTTGGTCGATGGTGGTCGTGTTGAAGTAACTATTGAAAATGATGATCTATCTTTCAATGTTACTGAAATGCCAAAGCCGCTAACTAAAGAAGAAAAACGTGCTCTAAAGAAAGCTCCTGCTAAAGAAGCGGAAGATGTCCAAGAAGAAAACAACTAATCGCAAGTTTTACGGAAAATGGCTGTACAAGGTTACCTTAAAGGTTCCTGGTATAGCTGTTCTTCGTCAAATTAAAACATTCGAAGAAGTCATCGATTTTATTGATTATAAGATTCCCGCAGGCGAACATCCCAAGTATAGTGTGTATTATAAAGTTAAATCTAATGCTTCAAATATAAGAGTTGTTTGCGAATATCTAAAAACTGTCGACGAAACTACTTGGTCCAAACGTATAGAAAGAGATTGTATTGACATCTATACTAACAACGTTGAAATGTACAACGATTTGTGTAGTCAATTCAACTTACTAGTTTTAAATCATCATGAACCGTTAGATCCAAGTCTAATAGATTCTGATCAATACACAATTGTTGCTAAAAAATTACCGCACAATCTTTACAAATACAAAGTGTTTCTTAAACCTCATGTGCTTGCAAAAGACAAAGATGCAAAAAAGCAGTTAGCAAATTGGATGGATGAACAAGGCGAACGAGTTTTAATAAGTCCAGTTGTTAAAGAGTGGTTTATTAAAACAGATTGGAACTGGGACAGACGTTATGTGTTAGTTGACTCTGAACAAACTTTGCTTATGCTTAAATTGCGAGGTGCAGGGGCTGTGGGCAAAGTCTACGAATACAAAATTGTCGATAAATAATAGATGTCAAAAGAAAGCCACTTATTATTAGAAAATATCTCCGCAGAAGCTGTAGATGCATCGTTTTCCTACGGTGAAAAACAGCCGGGAGCAGGCTATTATCGCCTAAATAGCCCGTTACATACTGCGGTATATACATTCAATGCCTTTAGTGGTACAGTGAAAATTCAAGGTACGCTAGCATTGTACCCTAGCGAAGCTGACTGGTTTGACATCGATGGTACTACTATAGGCGATGATAGTACTATTATGGGCAACGAAACTGTAGAACCAGTATCGTTTAGTCGAAATTTTACCGGAAATTTTGTCTGGATTCGTGCCGCATACAATCTACAAGACGGGACTATCGCCTCAATCCGTTATAATTATTAACCTTGTTTGAACGATAAATATAGTATGACCTTACGGAACATACTATGAGAGATCTTATCACTAAAATTGAACTTGCAATGTTTGAAACTGCACTAAATTCTGCAGACCCTCTTGGCGATTACAAGGCAAAACGCAAAGCATTACAAGATATACAAATGGATCCAGAGTCTAACGATCCAGAAATTAAACGTGCTATTATGCAACGTAGAGCAGATCTTGATAAAGAAGCAAAATCACTAGGTCTAAATGTAGGCGGAGAAGAATAATGCTTTTAAAAGAAATGTTTTCCCCACTTGGAGCTCCAAAAGAAGATCAAACTGATATCGATTGGATTGGCGATTTAAAGTTTTTCATCGACAACGATGATGCTATATTAAATCAACACTTCTTTCCTGCTATCAAAAAACACGAACAGTATCAGGGTCATCCCGATGCTTACAAAATTTATCTAAAACCACTTCACACTTGTCTAGAAACATATTGTAATAAATTTGAAGTTGAAGATCCTGGTAACAAATTTCCTAAAGAAAAACTAATCGAATTAGCAAGAAAATTTGCTATGCAACAAGAACGATTTATGGAACGTGGTGATTACAAAAAATGAGACTTTTGGAGCTGTTTGAATCCGTCAAAGGAGATAAAAATGCAACCTTCTGTTTTGGAAGAATGAATCCTCCAACGATTGGACACAAACAGTTATTAGATACAGTTTCTAATCAAGGGGGTGACTATTTTATTTTCCCTAGTCGTCCAACTCCAAAGTCTAAAGCACAGAAATTAGCAAATCCTTTATCAAACGAAGATAAAATAAAATTTTTACAATTAATTAATCCGGAACATTCGAGACATATTATCGATGAACCAAATTTAACTACATTCCTTAGTGTATGCAGTTACTTGTATTCTCGAGGATACAATCATGTAACTATTGTTGCAGGTAATGATAAGTTAGATGAATTAGTTGGATTGTGTAAACAATACAATGGTGTAGAAGGAAAGGCTCATGGCTATTATAAATTCGAAACTGTTGATAAAAAGTCAAGCGGATCTAGAGATCCAGACGGTGAAGGTGTTGCAAGTATTAGTGGAACCAAGGCTAGAGAAGCTGCTGAAAAGGGCGATATCGAAGAATTTAGAAAAATAACAGGATCAGGAGAGCATGCTGAAGAAATGCTCAATGCTGTTCGAAAAGGATTAGGAATTAAACATGAAAGCTAAAGATTTTATTGCAGAAGCAAAAGAAATAAAAACAGAAAAGCCACGTAACTTTGTAGCCAAGAACGCCAAGATGGGCGGTGCTGGCGCACACAAAGATAAAAAGAAAGCTCAAAAGCAAGGTGACGTTAAGCATAAGCAAAAAGAACTTGCCGAAGCAGACGGTAACAAGATTCAGCAAATTGAAGCAATGATTTCTCAATTAGAACAATTGATGCCTGCTGTAATGCAACTACAAAAAAATCATTACGAGTTCGAAGCAATTGAAGACGAAATTATAGGTCTTACAGATCCAGTTAGCCAACTAAGCGATAGTTCAGCAAGAGTTGATATGAAAGATGCTATGGAGAAAGCTGTTGAGTCTATACGTAGTGCAAATGCCGCAGTTTATGAAATTGAAAAAGCTCTAAAGTATCTAATCAAATCTGCAAATTATTCACTAGACGATGCAAGAGATGAAGCAGAATATGAATCTAGATTCGGCGATGGTCCTAATCTCGAAGAATCTGACATGCCATTTGCAGGCAAAAAAGTAGGGCAGAAAGAAGGACCAGCTGGGCAACTTAAAGGAAAAGACCCTAAAGGTTATCCTAAAAATAAACTAGTTGGTGGGTAATGAAGCAATACAAAATCACTACTGAAAATTTAAATCAAGATAGTCCAGACGACTGCATACTTGATCCTAGTGATCCCATCTACGAATTAAAATCAATAAAGTATTTGGCAGGGTTAGGCCATGAAGCAAGATTGCACGAGTACCGTGTAAATCAAGGTAGCAACATTAGTGTTACCGGAATGGAAAATCAAGACATAGAAAAAGAACACAATATTAGGCCCGGTACACCCGAATGGTTTAAGTTATGGTTCAGCAAGCCATACCTAACAGGCGAGAAAAAAATATGAGAGCGCATGAATTTATTATCGAAGGTAAGAAAAAAGGCGCCGACGGCAAAGCCTGCTGGGATGGCTATCGTTATAATGGTACTAAGAACAGCAAGGACTCTTGCGTCAAGGTCAAAGAAGAACAAACTGACGAAGGGTGGAAAGACTGGGTAGCAGGGGCTGCTATTGGTGCTGCGGCACTAGGAGGTTCAGGAGATGCAGAAGCTGCCAAAAAGAAACCTACAGAAAAACCAGCAGTTGTTCAACAAGTTAAACAAGACGTTAAGAAAGTCGATCCGCTAAAAGCAGTTAGCAAAAAAGAAATAGCAAACTCTGTAACAGGTAATCCACACGAAGTGCTTTTAAAAAAAGCAGCAGAGAAAGCAGGAATACAAGGTCAAGAACTTGCAGCGTTTCTGAGTCAATGTGCTCACGAAACAATGGATTTCAAACACATGAAAGAAATCGGTGGGAAGTTAGACTTTAAAAAATACGATATTAGATTTGCTCCTAACAAAGCTAAACGATTAGGTAATACTAAACCTGGAGATGGTGCTAAGTATTCCGGCAGAGGTTATATTCAATTAACAGGCAAATACAATTATGCCGAAGCCTCTAAAGCAATCTACGGTGATGATAGATTAGTTAAAAATCCAGAGCTTGTAGAAAAGCCGGAAGTTGCTGCTAAGACGTCTGTTTGGTTTTGGCAGAATAGAGTTAGTAGCAAAGTTAAAAACTTTGACAATGTTAAAGATGTTACAAAAGGAATTAATCCTGGAATGAAACATCTAGATCAACGTAAAGATAAGTTTCAAGATTTTAAGTTGGCAATGAGATGAGAGCTTTCGAATTAACAGAACGAATTAGCACTTCATGGGTTAAATCCTGGGTCGAAACTTCGGCTCCTGCAATTCCTCCTGCTGGAATAACTGTAGATTGGGTCGGAGCATTGTTTAAAAACTTAAACAAAGGTAAAGCGTTTAAAGATTGGGCAAAACAAAATGTTAAAGGTCCAATTACAATTAAACCAAGAATTGTAGATGACGAAACTAGTCCCTATGCAATCTTAGATGCAGAACACCTTGTACACGAAGATCCGTTAAAGCACGAAATTATTTCTACAATCAATATTGGCGCAGATTTAAGCGATAAGAAATTCCAGCAATTTTTAGACAAACTAGGTTCTAGATTAATTCACGAACTTAATCATGCGCATCAAGTTAGCCAGCAAATAGGCAAAAACGAAGTAGGTGCTGCATTAGATTTAGCAAACAGCCCATTTTCTAAACAACCTCCGGATCCAAAAAATGCCAACGAAGAGCACTTCCAATATCTTTTAAACAACCTAGAACGTGATGCATGGGTTTCTGAAGTAGCTAACGATATTCGAAATGCTGTAGGAGACCGTGCTTTAAAAGTGTTAAATGGTGTCTTGCAGCAAGTTAAAACCCAAGAGTATGCCGTAATAGGTCCAAAGATAATTCAGCTACCTACGCTGCATCATTTGTACCTAGCTACAAAGTACTACGGCGGTTATCTAAAACAGGGTTCTGCAGGAACTTGGCAACAAGTTAAAAAAGAACTCTACGGATATCTATCTAGATAATCAATAAATACTACTATGAAAATTAAAGAATTGTTCGAAACAGCAACAGCAGGGGCTACAAGTGCCGCTAACGTTACTGTTGGTGTTGTTTATCCAAATAAACCAGGCAAACAGCTCAAAAAGAATAAAAATGGCACAGTGCCAAATGCGTTAGATCTAAAGGGTGCTAATCTGCTAACCGGCGGCTCTTTAGTAAAAAGATAAATACATTATGAACCTTTAGGATCAAGGAATTTAAAAATGGACTTCAAATCAATCATCAGTAAACTAGACAGCATGGATGCACCTGCAAAAACTCCAGCTGCACCATCTTTGCCACAAGCTATGCAACTTAACGAAGATGCTCAATTGCGTGTTCTAAGCGGACGTAGCACATATGTTGCTGAAGCTAAGAAAAAAGCTGAAGAAGATGTTAAAGAAGCTGCTGAAAAAACAGCAACTACTTGGACTGACAAGAGTGGCAAGAAGCACCCTGCTACATCCGTAAAAGGTGACAAGTATCAGGGCAAAGAAGCCGAAGCTGAAGAAAAGAAAGCTAAGAAGACAGACGAAAGTATTGAGCCAGAATTTAAGTCCAAATTCATGAAGATGGTTGAAGCTAAGAAAGCTGAAAAGAAAGCTAAGAAAGAAAAAATGGAAGAAGCTGCTAAGCCAGACTTCCTAGACATGGACAAAGACGGCGACAAGAAAGAGCCTTTGAAGAAGGCAGTTTCCGACAAGAAGAAGAATCCGTTTGCTAAGAAAGATGAAAAAGTCAAAGAAGCAGCAGAAAAAACTGCTACAACTTGGACTGATAAGTCAGGTAAGAAGCATCCTGCTACATCTGTAAAGGGTGATAAGTACCAAGGTAAAGAGGCAGAAGCCGAAGAAAAGAAAAAAGCAAAGAAAGACGAATCAGTTACACGTTCTAAGAAAGTCGTTGCTGAAAGCGTAGAACAAAAACTATCATTTAAAGAAATGATTTTAATGGTTCAAGAAAGCGGTGGACAACAACAAATTGATCCAGTTGATACAGAATTATTTGCATGGGCTAGTCGTGTTGCAAAACAGAAACTAGGTGAAGGCACAAAAGCTGAAGTTTATGCTGGTATGGTATACGAGCGTATGGGCGGTGTATTTGAAATGTACGATGTTCTAAGCGAAGATCAAAAGTAATTTTACCAATTGCTGCACAAAGCCAGTCATTAAGTTGACTGGCTTTTTTTATCTCTGTATAATATATACTTATAGGAGAACATTATGTCTACAAGAATGTACGGAGCCGAAGAGAAGGCAAAATTAGAGCGTCTTATTAATGAAGGTTCTAATGTGCTACGTGAAGTTGAGGACTTGCAAGAAGGACTTAAAGAAACTGTAAAAGCAGTTGCTGAAGAACTTCAAATTAAACCAAGCATTATCAATAAAGCAATTAAGATTGCACACAAGGATAATTGGAAAGACCACGAGCAAGAATGGAATGATATTGAAATGATTCTTGGCGTTACTAAGCGTTTGCCTGAATGATTAATTTTTTCAAGGGCGTGTTTAATTGGGCTAGGCACGATTTCAGAGAATGGCCGTTAAGGTTCGTTCTCGAAATTGCTGCTTGGTTCATGAGTCTAACCTGTTCTCTCGTATTAGCAGCCGGTGCTACAGATCCGTTGTTTATATGGCTGTACCCAATTTTTATTACCCAATGTGCTATTTTTGGTTGGGCTGCTTGGACACGTAAAAGTACAGGCATGGTGGCTAATTACTTACTGCTAGTCACTATTGATCTAGTTGGGTACGTGCGGTTACTAAATATGTAAGAGAAGGTCGGTGGGCCATAAACCACAAGCAGGTGTTTGTCAGCCTAAAAATGACATAGGAGAAAATATGAGTTATGTAGACGCTTTCTATGATAGAGAGCAGGATACTATTCATGTTGTTGAACGAGATGAAAAAGGTCAACGACAATATAAAGAATACCCTGCCCGTCATATCTTTTATCACCCTGATCCTAAGGGTAAATTTTTAAGCATTTATGGACAGCCATTGTCCAGAGTAAGTTCAAAGAATGTTAAAGAACACAGAAAAGAACTTGCAATCCATTCAAACAAAAAATTATTTGAAAGTGATATCAATCCGATTTATCGCTGCCTTGAAGACAACTATCTAAATCAAGATGCACCTAAGTTAAATGTAGCTTGGTTCGATATTGAAGTGGACTTCGACCCAGAACGTGGTTACGCAAGTCCAGATGATCCCTTTATGCCAATTACTGCGATTGCTGTTCATCTGCAATGGTTAGATACAATGGTATGTTTGGCTATTCCTCCAAAGACGTTATCTATGGAAGAAGCTAAGAAACAAGTTGAAGAATTTCCCAACACCATGCTGTTTGACAATGAAGCAGACATGTTGGATACATTCTTAGATTTAATTCAAGATGCAGATGTATTAAGTGGTTGGAACAGTGAAGGTTTCGATATTCCGTATACCGTTAACCGTGTCACTAAAGTTCTAAGCAAAGAAGACACACGCAGATTCTGCTTGTGGAATCAATTTCCCAAGAAGCGTGAGTATGAAAAGTACGGCAAGGCTGCTGTTACATACGACTTGATTGGCCGTGTTCATCTAGACAGTCTTGAGTTATATCGCAAATACACCTACGAAGAACGCCATACGTATCGTCTAGACGCTATCGGAGAAATGGAGATAGGTGAGAACAAAACAGTCTACGAAGGTTCGCTGGATCAATTGTATAACAATGACTTCCGTAAGTTTATTGAATACAACAGACAAGACTGCGCTCTACTTGATAAACTAGATAAGAAATTAAAGTTCTTAGATCTTGCTAACACACTAGCACACGAATGTACTGTATTGCTACAGACTACAATGGGTGCTGTGGCTGTTACTGAACAAGCTATTATTAACGAAGCCCATAAGCGTGGTTTCATTGTACCTAATCGTCGTAAGATGGAAGAACAAGGCGATACCCAGGCTGCTGGTGCGTATGTTGCCTATCCAAAGAAAGGCATTCATGACTGGATTGGTTCTTTAGATATTAACTCATTGTATCCATCTGCGATTCGTGCGCTTAACATGGGTCCAGAAACAATTGTTGGACAGCTACGTCAAGATGGCACTAAAGACTTCATTGCGGCTGAAATGGGCAAGGGTAAGTCTTTTGCATCAGCATGGGAAGGTGTGTTTGGCAGTTTAGAATACACTTCTGTAATGAACAAAGAAGTAGGACGTGAAATTACCATCGACTGGGAAGACGGCGGCAATGATACGCTAAGTGGCGCACAAGCATACGATTTGATTTTTAATAGCAATCAACCTTGGATGATCAGTGCTAATGGTACTATCTTTACTTACGAGAAAGAAGGTATTATTCCTGGATTGTTAAAACGTTGGTATGCCGAACGTAAAGAGATGCAGGCTAAACTTAAAGCTGCTATTGCCGCTGGTAACAAAATTGAAGAAGAATACTGGGACAAGCGACAGTTAGTTAAGAAAATTAATTTGAACAGCTTGTACGGTGCTATTCTTAATCCAGGCTGTAGATTCTTTGATAACCGTATTGGACAATCAACTACACTAACAGGCCGAGCCATTGCAAAACACATGGCTGGTAAAGTAAACGAAATTATTACAGGAACGAACGATCACGTTGGTAAATCCATTATCTACGGTGACACTGATTCGTGTTATTTCTCAGCTTATTCTACTCTAAAGAAAGATATCGATAAAGGATTAGTTCCTTGGAGTAAAGAAAGCGTTATTCAGTTATACGATACCATAGGAGAAGAAGTAAATGGAACTTTCCCAAAATTCATGCAAGATGCTTTTCACTGCCCAAAGACCAGGGGAGAAGTTATCAAAGCAGGACGAGAAATTGTCGCAAGCAAAGGTTTGTTCATTACTAAGAAGCGATACGCAGTTCTTTACTACGACAAAGAAGGAAAGCGAGCAGATGTCGACGGCAAACCTGGAAAAATTAAGGCGATGGGGCTTGATCTCAAACGCTCGGATACCCCGGTTGTTATCCAAGACTTTTTAAGTGAAGTTCTAACAATGGTCCTAAATAGCGGAGAGAAAGATGATGTATTAGAGTACATTACTAATTTCCGTACAGAATTTAAGACTAGACCCGGTTGGGAGAAAGGTTCTCCTAAGAGAGCAAATAACATTACAGAGTATGCAAGTAAAGAAAAGAAAGCTGGTAAAGCAAATATGCCCGGACACGTTCGTGCATCGCTAAACTGGAATACTTTGAAGCGTATGATGGATGACAAATATTCAATGAGTATTACAGACGGTGCAAAAGTTATTGTTTGTAAACTCAAAGATAACCCAATGGCATATACGTCAGTGGCATATCCTGTAGACGAGTTGCGTTTACCGCAATGGTTTAAAGATTTACCATTCGATCATGCGCTAATGGAAACTACAGTTATCGACGAAAAACTCGAAAACTTAATCGGAGTGTTGGACTGGGATATCAGTTCAACAAGGAATGATAATACATTCGGAAAATTATTTGATTTTGAATAAATTGTTGTTGCAATTTAACCACGATCTAAATATAATATTAACATACATGGAGAAACTCTAAATGAAAGACATCTTACAAGATATCGTAAGTCACACACAAAACCTAGGCTTCCTAACTACAGTTAAAGTTACAGGCACAGAAGAAAAAACTACAATCAATTCTATGGCAGATGATCGTAGTGTTATTATGGAAGCAGAAACTGCTGCTCCATATCCAGACATGATTGGAACATTCGGCATGCCACAATTAAACAAATTGAAATATTTGTTAGATGGTAGCGAATATCAAACTGACGCTAAGATTAATGTTAAGTTTGCAGAACGTAACGGAGAAACTATTCCAACAGGTCTACACTTTGAAAACACCGCAGGTGACTTCAAGAACGACTATGGATTTATGAATTCTGATATCATCAATGAAAAGATGAAAACTGTTAAATTCCGCGGAGTAAAGTGGGACGTAGAAATTTCCCCAACTGTTGCTGCTGTTCAACGCTTTGCTTTCCAGGCAGGTGCTAATAATGAACATCCAACTTTCTTAGCAAAGACTGATGGTACTAACTTAAAGTTTATCTTCGGTGATGCTAATACACACGGCGGCGAGTTTATTTTTGCAACTGATGTTGTTGGTAAGTTAGATCGCGGATGGACATGGCCTGTATTGCAAATTTTAAGTATTCTTAAAATTGCAGATGTTGGCACTGTTAAAATGAGCTTGTCAAACGAAGGTGCTATTCAAATTACTATTGATAGCGGATTGGCAACTTACAAGTACATCATTCCAGCACAGGCTTAATAATGATCGGTAGCGTATATCCTGCAGGACGTTATGTCCAGGTTTCGGGAGGCACAGCCAGCACTTATGTGAACGGTTATTCTGGATCACAGGGTGTTGGCAATATGCGATACAACACTACCAATCAACGTATGGAAGTGTTTGACGGCTCCGGCTGGGTTCAACTTAATTTAGGCTCTGCGTCAGTAGGCCTAAATAGTGAAGCAGAGTCCTTGCTCGATTGGGCACGTAAGAAGCGTGATGAAGAATTAGCTTGGGCATCTTTAGCACAAGAAAACGAAGCAGTTAAAATAGCACTAGAAAATTTAGAAAAGGCAAAACGTCAGCTGGACATTACAGCAAAACTAGCGAGAGAATATGACACGACAAGTTAACTTAACCCCATTACAAAAGGACTATGCAGTATATTTGCCTGCTATCAGTTCTTTTTATAGCACATACATAGCAAAACAACGACTAGAAGAATTTGTTCCTAACGAACGTATTCCTGCAGGATTCGATCGCGGTATTGAAGGCATGAACTTCCTGAATCCAGAAGCCGGATACTTCACTTACAAGTATGGTTTGTACTCAGCAGGACACGCACAACTTAATCTTGAAAAGAGTGTTATTCAAGAATCAATGATTCAACAACGTGACAGAGACAATACTGTTATTGTTGGCGACTCCGGTGGATATCAGATTGGTAAAGGTGTTCTTAAGTTTGATTGGTTAAACTTCGATGGTCCTAGTGCAAATAAAACACGCTTGGATATTCTGCGTTGGCTTGAACTTACAGCAGATTGGTCAATGATGCTTGACGTTCCAACATGGGCTTGTGATCATATTCATGCACCTAAGACTGGATTGAAAGACTTTGACGATTGTTTAGATAAGACTAAGTTTAATAACAAGTTCTTCTTAGAGAATCGTGATGGCAAAGCTACAAAGTTCTTAAATGTTCTACAAGGTAGTAACTGGGATACTGCTGAGAAGTGGTACAACGGTGTTAAAGAATTTAGCGATACAGAAATATGGGGCGATAATGCCGCAGAAGGTTGGGCCTTTGGTGGCGCAAATATGTGCAAGATGCCTATCACGCTAAAGAGATTAATGACTATGCGTGAAGATGGTATGCTTAAAGGCAAAGATTGGATTCACTTCTTGGGTACTGCACAACTTGACTGGAGTTGTTATCTAACACAAATCCAACGTCAACTACGTAAACATATTAATCCTAATCTTACAATTAGCTTTGATTGTGCGTCACCGTTCATTGCTACTGCTCACGGACTTGTCTATACAAATGCACAACATACCAACAAGCGTTGGAGTGTTATTATGGACAAGGCTCCTGATAACAAAGCACTTGCAGGCAGCGATATTCCATATCCGTTTGAATCCGAGTTTGCTAGTAGACTAACAATGGGTGATATTGCTTATTATGATTTAGGCAAACGTAAGACTGACGAAGAATTAAATGGTGCTAAGTTTGACCATTTGAATCCAGCACATTATCATGTTGTTCCTAAGAAAAACAAACTAGATAAAATTCCAAACAGAACAAGTTGGGATAGTTTTGCTTATGCTTTGATGATGGGTCATAATGTCGAATGTCATATTAAAGCTGTTCAACGTGCTCAGCAATTGATGGATGTCGAATGTGCTAGATTTAAGCCTGACTGGAGATTAATCGGTATCGAAGGTAAGAAAGAAAAAGAATATAGCGATTGGGTTCCTAACAAGATTCTTTACTTTGGTCAATTTATCGAAGAATTGTTTGAAACTAAAACTAAAGAAGAAGCATTTGCAATGATTGATAGTGCAAAAGGTTTTCTGAAGAGTTTAGAAGGTGCTCGACTACAAGGCGGTCCTGCTGACAACGAGTTTAACAACTTGTTTACTATCGAAGACACAAAACCGATTGTATACGGTCCTGACGGTGTACCATTGTTCGATCAACAAGACGATGACGACTTGCGTTCATTAGAAGAAAATATTGGACAGGAGTAAGTATGTACGAAAATCGAATCAAGCATTTAGAAGAAGCACATCGTGTTTTGGACAAGCAAATTGATAATTTAGAAAAGAATGGACTTTTTGAAGATCTAAAACTTGAAGATTTGAAGAAACAAAGGTTGCATTTAAAGGACGAAATTGTTAAACTTAAACACAAGCAAGCAGAACTAAAATAAAATGTCACAATTTACACTTACACAAACACAGATTAGAACATTATACGAATTTGCTGAGAGATTTAAGGACGTACCGGAATTTAATATTCATGTCGATGATAAATCCGGTATTGGTCCTACTTACACAGTCAAGTTTCAAATTTTTGGTAAAGATGTTGAAGTTGATAACACGGATACAAGCTCATGGTAACAACTGAACACGACTACGATGTTTTTGTAAATAAACTTCATCAGAAATATCCAGAAATGTTTTCTGGACAATATGGCGGAGTATGTGTTGGTGTTGGTTGGTGGCCAATCATCGAAAGCCTGTGCGATAACATTCAGTCTCATCTCAATCATCGAAATGGACTTGCAAAACAATATCCCGATCAACATAAGCCCGTTCCACAGGTTGTTGTAGAACAGATTAAAGAAAAGTTCGGCGGACTTCGATTTTATTATCAAGGTGGTGACGATACAATCTACGGTATGGTTCGTGTTGCTGAATCTTGGGCTAATCATAGTTGCGAAGAGTGTGGTAATGTTGGAAAAAGAACTAGCGGTGGATGGGTTAAGTCATTATGTGATTTCCATCTTGTAGAACGAGAAGCAGTCAATGCACAGTATGCTAAACAAAACGGATTAGAACTATGAATTGTAAAACCTGCGGTAAAGAGTACTCGCCAGATTGCGATTATAGGCAAGGTCGTTGTCCTAATCACAAATCGTTATTTGACGAAATCATGGATGACTCTTACAAAACTAGATTTTATAATTTAATGCAGTCTATTAAAAGTTGGTTTAAATGAAACGTGATTATAATTCCGGCTCGGCCGATGATGCTGTATTCTTTGAAGGTATTGAGGTAGAACATACTCCTGCATTTGGTATGCACACATTGTTTGTTACAGGTGTACAACCAACTGATCAAATTACCATGCGTTTGAAACATGTGGGACAGCATATTTTCTTTGGTGCTAATCATAGCTTTGATCCAAAAGCTGCTGACGAGTGGAAAGCGTGGGAGAATATGATTGAGCATTATTTAAAGATGGATTATCTATGTTCGCTAGATATTCCAATTCAATGCGTTGAAGAATTTAACGAAGGTCCGTTAAACGAATACAATAATTTTATTCCACAGATTCGAGTGCCTATTCCATATACAAAGTTATGGAATTATAATACAATGATTAAAATCGATGATAAAGATTTTAATGCAACAAATCCAGGTGTGTGGTCCCACAGTCTCCACTCACTTATGGATCGTAGTAAGTTCACAGACTGGGCAAAGTATAAAAATGATGAGATACTAAAATGAATTGGTTAAAGAAAATAATTGTTCGATGGGCAATGAATGATGATCACCATAAGCTAGAAATGCCCTCATTGAAGGCAACAAGAGATACATCAATTGAATCATATGGATTTAATTTAAAAGTATATAAAGCAAGTGGCGGAACTGTTATTGAGACTTCTGCATACGATAGACGATCCGATCGTCATCAAACTGGTTTGTATGTTATTACCGACGACAAAGATCTCGGTGCAGAGATTGGTAAAATTATTACCATGGAGAATTTAAAAACATGATGCACGACAGTTTAACAGTTAACGAGTTTGTCGTTAAAGAAGACAAAGCATTTAGAATGAGAGTACGTTCTTGGGAAGTAACAAGTCCTAAGGGCCTACATAATGTAGACTTTATACAAGAATGCCTAAATAAAGACGGTGAAGTAGACTTTACCAGTACATACAATTTCCATCTCACTAAAGAAGAGATTGGCGAATTGTGCAAAGGATTACTATCAGTATGATTATTAAGCAAGACATCCGCCCTAACAAAATGATTTGGGTTACATTTCGTAAGGAGGGTATGCACAAATATCCAGCGGCATTAACAGACCCTTCACTAGCTACAGGTGACGAATATGATGTTAGTTTCTTAGGACATCCACATCGACACATCTTTCATTTCCGTGTTTGGATTTCTGTAACACATAATGATAGAGATATTGAGTTTATTCAATTTAAACGATGGTTGGAAAACTTATACAAAGATGCTACACTAAGTTTAGATTTTAAGAGTTGCGAGATGATGTCAGATGATTTACATGGCATTATTTCACAAAAGTATCCCGACCGTGAGGTTTGGATTGAGGTCTCCGAAGACGGAGAAAATGGTTCATTTATTAAATATTAAGGAAAGCTATAATGGCTAAGAATTACAACGATTACGCTTATTTTGAAAATCGTCCCGATGTGGTAAAAATCTTCGATGACATCGAAGCATATCACGATTATTGTCGCTTAGAAATGTGCGACTTCAACCCAGCGGAATTGTATCGCAAGGACAGTGCTAACTATCAAGCATACCTTGCAAGCAAGCGTCCACGTCGCCCATATCAGGGTAACAAGCCACGCTGGGATAACAACGGTCGCCGTAATGAGCAACGTTTTTCTCGTTGATCTCGAAGCGGTAGAAACAAGGTACACGGGACAATGGAAGTCCCATGTACCTAAACTACTTAAAAAGGCAGGTCATAATGTTCAAGTTATCTGTGGCCCTGAAGATATTCCTAGTGCTACCACTCCAGGCGCTTTTCTTAATTTTGGTGGTACCAATATATACAAAGCTTCACAGGTTGAGCAGATGGGCCGTTTATTTTGTGACGGATCCGTTCATCCCGGCGATCACTTTATTTTTACTGATGCTTGGCACCCTGGCATCATCAACTTAAAATACATGAGCGAGTTGTTACATATTCCTGTAACAATTCACGCACTATGGCATGCTGGCAGCTATGATCCACAAGATTTCTTAGGACGTCTTATTGGTGATGCTCCTTGGGTTAGACATGCTGAAAAGAGTTTCTTTCACGCTATTGATCATAACTACTTTGCCACTGATTTTCACATTGAACTATTTTGTGAAGAGCTTTTAGGTTGCATTGTTGGCTTACGTGAAAATCACGACAATAATAAAATTGTGCGTACAGGCTGGCCTATGGAGTATATGGAAGATACTCTTGTAATGTACAAGAATATGCCCAAACGTGATTTAATTTTGTTCCCTCATCGCATCGCTCCTGAGAAACAAGTTGAAATCTTTCGCGATTTAAAAGAACATCTTCCGCAATACGAATTCGTTGTATGTCAGGATCAACAACTAACAAAGAACGAATATCACAATTTGTTAGGCGAAGCTAAATTAGTGTTTAGTGCTAACTTACAAGAAACACTTGGTATTAGTTGGTACGAAGGTGCTATTGTAGATGCTATCCCTATGGTTCCAGATAGACTAAGCTACAGCGAGATGGCATTTGATACGTTTAAGTATCCTAGCGAATGGACCGAATCGTACGAAGAATATACTGCACATCGGCCTGAAGTATGTGGAAAGATTATTCAATACATGAATAATTATGAAAAATTCCTACCTCGTCTAAATAAGCAGGTAGATGAACTTAGAGAACATTACTTTAGTTGCAATGCACTACTAGAGATGTTAAAATAAGTTAATGTCATCCACGACATAAACTCGGAGAAATTATAATTGACAGATACAAGTAAAAATCTATCGCAAGTTATTCGCGATAAAATGAAAGCAGATAACAAACGCTTCTGGGCCGGAGATAATATTTCAAGTTACATTTCAGAAGCTGCTCAAGAAGAACTTATTAACGAAGCAACTGTAGCATTTGAAGGTGTGCTAGATGCACTACTAATCGATCGTGAAACAGATCCTAATAGCAAAGGTACAGCAAGACGCCTTGCTAAAATGTACTACAAAGAAATAATGGCAGGTAGATATGAACAAGCACCAGACGCAACAGCATTTCCAAATGACTCGGAAGACCGTTACGAAGGTATGCTGGTTGTTCGCAGTGAGTTGCGTAGTATGTGCAGTCATCATCACCAACCTGTTTCTGGCGTTGCTTATATTGGTATTATTGCTGCCCAGAAACTCATCGGACTCTCAAAGTACACACGTATCGCACAGTGGTGTGCAAGACGAGGTACTCTCCAGGAGGAACTTTGTAACGACATTGCCCGTGAGATTAGCAAAGCAACTGATTCAGAAAATGTAGCAGTTTACATTCAAGCAACACACGGTTGCTGTGAGAATCGTGGTATTATGGCGCATAGCTCGTTAACTCAGACTACTGTACTTAAAGGTGCATTTAAAGATGATCCTGGTACAAAGAAAGAGTTCTTTGATAACATTAAAATGCAACAGGAGTTTGCCCCAAGATGAATTCAGTAGACATGATGCATAATTTAATCTACAGGGCTAAAAATCTTGTAGAATTTACAGTTACAACTACAGTTCCCAGCGAATTTAGATTTAACGGATTTATACCGTTTGATATAAAAATCAACGGCAATGAAATCGAAGCTAAGGTTTGGGCAGTAGATTTTAACGAAGCAGTTAAAAGATTTGACGAATTTCTGGAGACATGTAAATGAAATGGTTTCTTAATTTTTTAGAACGTCTAGGTCGTAAGCGTATTGTTATGGATCGTGTAAATAACGAACCGTATTTAGAACGATACTATTTGTTCTTAAAAGAAAGAAACAAGTTTCCATTTAATGTATTCTTGCATAAATTTTTAAAAGGCGACCCGGATGATGTTCATGATCATCCTTGGTCCTATGCTACGCTAATATTAAAAGGTGGTTACTATGAATGGATTCCTGAGTTTAACCAACAAGGTATCAAAATTGGTGAAATACGTAAATGGCGAGGACCCGGCCATTTTCGTATATGTGGGGCTGGTTCTTATCATCGTATTGAGCTTGAGCCTGGCGTAACTGCATGGACACTGTTTATGCCAGGCCCGCAAAAACGCGAGTGGGGATTCTTAGTTAATAACAAATGGGTACAACACGAGCAATACCTACAGGAAAGATATGAACAAGCTCATAATTAATAACACAGAGTTTAAAGGCATGCTTATTAGCATTGCTAGACAAATGGCAAAAGATAATTGGCGCCCTGATTATATTGTAGGATTGACTAGAGGTGGATTACAGGCCGCTGTAATGCTGAGCCATTATTTAGATGTGCCTATGCACACATTAAACGTTAGTTTGCGAGATGGCACTATGGAGCCAGAAAGTAATCTCTGGATGGCCGAGGATGCCTTTGGTTACGATAAAGCACCAATGAAAATTTTAATTGTTGATGATATTAACGATCAAGGATCAACTCTTAATTGGATCATGAAAGATTGGCCTAGTGGTTGCTTCCCTAACGGTGAAAGATGGAATTCTGTCTGGGGCAATAATGTTAGATTTGCAGTACTAGTGGATAACTTATCTAGTAAATGTGTTCGCGAAGTTGATTATTGTGGATTAGAAATTAACAAAGCAGAAGAAGATGTATGGGTTGAATTCCCCTACGAAGAATGGTGGACCAAATAATGTCAAGAACTTTGTTTATCGGCGATAGCCATACTATGGGCTATCAGTCTGTTCCTAATAGCAAAGGACTTGGTAGTTTTAGTCAATGGAATGATAATAATTACGCAGAGATTTACAGCGAACTGAATAATAAACCCGTTGTTGTATATGCACTATCTGGTGCAACAAACAGACTTTATACTGACTGGTTAAAGTCTATGTTTGAAACTTACAACGACATTGACGAAGTTTTTATTTGTATGGCTGCATTTAATAGATTTGTAATCGCTGCCGATGACTTGTCAAACGAAGAAGCTATTCCTGTAGATTGGTTTCAATATAAACTTGACAATTCAACAGATATGATTCATAGATACATGGACGGAGTTGTCAAAGATAATACTTTACAATTATTAAACAAATCAATCTATAGTGATTATGACAAATTTCCCGGTATTGAATTTAGTAGTGAAGATGGTCTAATTAAACCAGACATTCGCAAACACAGTTATATGCAAGTGAAACTATTCTTTGAATTAAATACATTCTTAGAAAAAAGAGAATTTTTACAATCAGTATATGCTTGGGATAACATCTGTGCCGATAATAATGCAAAGTTGCATTTGTTTAACTTTACAGATCGTTTGAAGTTTCCTACAAAGTTTGACTACTACGGTAAATTAAAAAATACTAAAGTTGCAGGAAAAACAGTAGAAAGTTATTTGAGGCAGACAGGCATTGATCATAAAAATTTCTTTATCGAAGATAACGAACACTACAATAAAGATTATCACGATCTAGTAGCTAAACATTATATTCCATGGTTGAAACAACAAAAAAATTACTCATAACTGGAGATAGTTTTGCTGCCGAATGGCCCAACGCTGTAAATGGTTGGGTCAATCTTCTTGCTAAAAAATTCGATGTTACAAATTTGGCTGAACCAGGTATAGGCGAATATAAAATTTACAAGCAAATTAAAAATGTTGACTTGTCACAGTTTGATTGTGTTATCGTAAGTCACACTAGTCCAAGTAGGATACATACTAGAAATCATCCGCTTCATACAACAGGTTTTCATAAAAATTGCGATTTAATAATTACAGATCTTGTAGGACACTTTGATCCATTCAATAGTAATTTACAAGCATCTAAGAAGTTTTTTGAATTTCATTATGACGAAGAATATCAGATCGATATCTATAAATTGTTAAGAGAAAAAATTAATAACACAATTAATATTCCTTATATTAGCGTATCGCATATTCCAATTGCAAACGATCTCAGAATAGAAAATTGTCATATAGATTTTAGTAACTTATGGACTACCGAACGAGGAAATGTAAATCATTATACCGAACACGGAAATAATATTGTGTATCATAAAATAAAGGACATGCTTGATGTTTGATGTATCGATAAAATGGAAGTCACAATCAAATACCGAGTGGAATGAAACTTGTGCTACTGTAATAGAGCATTTCGGTTTGCCGGGCGGAAAATATATTAGCCAAGCTAGTGAAGACTGTCTAACCTTTAAATTTAATCAAGAACACGATGCATTTATGTGCAAACTACTTATAAGCGAAGAATTATGATCAAGTACGTTATAGGGTTTTTAGTAGCCTGTGTATTTTGGGTTCTATTGCTATCAAATATCGATGCACCAGAGTATCGTGTCTATGACTGCGGAATGGCAGAATGGCATCCAGACATTCCTGCCGAAGTTAAAAAAGAATGTCGCAAAAGACGATTAAAAAATGAAATTACGACTTAAAGAAGCATATATGAAAACTGCGGAGACATTCGCAGAGCTTAGTCATGCTCGCCGTTTACACGTTGGCGCTATTGTAGTCAAAGATGATAGAATTATTTCTATCGGCTATAATGGTATGCCGGCAGGTTGGGATAACAACTGTGAGTATGAAATTTATGAAGACAACGGGGAAGATGAACCCGAAGTTATTTTAAAAACTAGACCAGAGGTATTACATGCAGAAACTAACGCCATTGCAAAACTTGCTAGAAGTAACGAGTCTGGTCTCGATGGGGATTTATTTGTTACTCATGCTCCTTGCTTGGACTGTGCCAAACTTATCTACCAAACAGGTATTAGACGAGTATTCTTTGGTACTGCTTATCGGGATAGTGCCGGGGTGGATTTCCTTAAGGCGTCGGGGATACAAGTAGAACAGGTTGACTTAACTAATAATAAAAGTGTATAATATTAATATGAGTAAATTAAAAATTGCAGAGCTGTTTTACAGCATTCAGGGTGAAGGACGCTACATGGGTGTTCCTTCTGTTTTCTTACGTACATTTGGATGTAATTTTAAATGTGCAGGATTTGGCATGCCTAAAGGAGAATTAAGTAATGAAGCAGACAATGTTGACCCGTCTAAGTACTCCGAGTACAAATTACTTCCTTTGGTTAGTACAGGTTGTGATAGTTACGCTAGTTGGGATCCTCGCTTTAAGCATCTATCTCCCCTTATGGATACTAGTGCGGTTGCCGATGCTATTGTGGATACGTTACCGTACAAAGAATGGCGCGACGAACATCTTGTAATCACAGGTGGCGAACCTTTGCTAGGTTGGCAACGTGCTTATCCAGACTTGCTCAATCATCCTAAGATGTTAGGTTTGAAAGAGATTACATTTGAAACAAATGGTACTCAGAAACTTTCCGACGATTTTAAATTAGAGCTTCTTAAATGGGGTAAGCTAAACATGGATCGTACACGTCACAATCTAACATTTAGTGTTAGTGCTAAACTAAGTTGTTCAGGTGAAGCTAGAGACGAAGCAATTCGTCCAGACGTTGTTTGCGAATATGAAGAAGTAGGTTATACATATCTTAAGTTTGTTATCTCTACAGAAGAAGATGCCGAAGAAGCATTAGAAACATTAGACATTTATCGTGCAGAAGGATTTCAAGGTCCTTGCTATCTAATGCCAGTAGGGGGTGTTGAAAGTGTTTACAGCATGAATAATAGAAAAGTAGCAGAGTTTGCTATGAAACACGGACTAAGATACAGTGATAGATTACAAGTTCCGTTGTTTAAAAACGAGTGGGGTACCTAATGTTAGGAAAATTCTTTAAAAAGATTACTGGTGTAGATAAGCTAGAAGCAACAATTGCCGATGCCGAGTCTAAGTTAATGCAGGCTGTAGAAGAGACAGCAGCTCATCAACGAGAAGCAGAACGTGCTAGACAAGAAGCCGAAAAAGCAAAAGAAGCCGAAGAACTTTCAAAACTAAGTCCCAAGGATCGTGCAACACGCAAAAAGGAACCTTGGGTAGGAGTTCTTAATACTCATGTAAACAAAGAAAATGTTCGCAACGGATTTTTCGAACTTGACTGGAACGACCATTTTGTGTTAAAATTGAAACAAGAAGGTTACGGAGTTGACGGTGACAAGGACGAAGAAATTGTTGATCGTTGGTTTCGAGAACTATGTGCTAACGTAGTAGTTGACGGTGATTACGGTGGTCCTGTAGAAACAGGATCTCTAGATATTCAATCCGTAGTGAAGAACAATAAATGACATATATTTTAGTAGATACAGCAAATACATTCTTTCGTGCTAGACACGTCATCAACGGTGATGCCGACATTAAACTTGGCATGGCATTCCATATTACTTTAAACAGTATTAAAAAGGCATGGCAAGACTTTGGAGGTACACACGTTGTATTTTGCCTAGAAGGTCGTAGCTGGCGCAAAGACTATTACAAGCCTTATAAAGCTCAACGAGCAGAAGCCCGTGCTGCTCACACAGAAAAAGAAGCAGAAGAAGAAAAAGTCTTTTGGGAAGCATTTGATACCTTTAAAGACTTCATTACTGAAAAAACTAACTGTACAGTATTACAGCATCCGCAACTAGAAGCAGACGATTTAATTGCAGGATTTATTCAGAGCCATCCTAACGATCACCACGTTATTATTAGTACAGATACAGATTTTGTACAATTGATTGCTCCTAATGTTAAACAGTACAACGGTGTTAGTGAAACAACAATTACACACGAAGGTTATTTTGATGTTAAAGGCAAATATGTAATCGATAAGAAAACACAGTTGCCTAAGATACCACCTGATCCAGAATGGCTATTGTTTGAAAAATGTATGCGCGGTGATACTAGCGATAATGTCTTCAGTGCTTATCCTGGTGTACGTACTAAAGGTACAAGTAAAAAAGTTGGATTAACTGAAGCCTACGAAGATCGTAAAACAAAAGGCTTCAACTGGAATAATTTGATGTTGCAACGTTGGACGGACCATAACGGTATCGAACATCGCGTGATGGAAGATTACGAACGCAATCGAAGACTAATCGATCTAGCACATCAACCGGATGACATTAAAGAAATTATTGCTACAACTATTGCAGAAGCAACAGGTGCAAATAAAAACATTAGTCAGGTAGGACTTAGACTGATGAAATTCTGCGGATTGTATGATCTTAAAAAGATTGCAGAGCAGGCACAGGCCTATGCAGAGCCACTTAATGCGAGGTACATATAATGACTGAGATTCATGCTAAACCAATCATCAAAGATAAATTCTGGATTGTTGAGAAGGATGGAGAAAAATTTGCTACTCTAAGAAAGAACGAAGACAATCGTTTTGTTATGAGTAATGAATTGGGTATTAAAATTTATGACAATAAAGAAAGTCTAACTAAACAATTCGGTAAAGACTTCTTTGTTGCTAAAATTATTAAAGAGGCAACAGACTCATTACCAAACGAAGTACATGGATACACAACTTCCACTGTTCCATTTAATGCAATGTTTGATATCAAACGCAAACTTCCTCTTTTTACTAAAAGCAGTGACAGTAAAAGTTTATATTGTGCTGGTTACTATGTTATTAAATTCGACAAAGGTTGGGTTAAATCGCATTGTCCTAAACTAATAACACTACAGCGATACGAATACAAAGGTCCGTTTAAAACGGAACTTGAAATGAAACAGGTGCTATCAAATGTCAGCAAATGATATAACAACATTACCAAGCGTTGAAAAACTAATTAACAGAGTTGCAGTGGCTGAACGTAGCCAACAAAAAGAGATTAGGATTACCATTCAAGAAGCTCGAGATTTAACTGCTGAATTGAGTGTTTTAACAAGTAAATTGGGTAGAACTGTACAAGAAATACATACAATGTTATCCGAAATACGCGAATCATCTAACAAAATCGATGTTAAGTTCGACGGCGGAACGTTCTAATAGAGATAAATATATACGTGGTTAATTAGGACACGTATATAAATGAGTAGACCAAAACCCAAAGTGATATTAGAACATGCCAATAAAGATTCGTATAAGATTGAACAAATCTTAGAAAGCGAAGCCATCTGGGCGGTGTTCTATAAAGGTCAACCTTTCAATTTAAAAAGCGGTAGTCTATTGGCTAGTTATCCAGGTCCTAAGTATAAAAAAGTAAGTTTTTCAAATCCAGGACATGCACATAATCTTGCTAAAAAACTAAACAAATTATTCAAGACAACCGATTTCGCTGTATTTAAATTGACACAAGGCGAACAAATAAGTTAACATGAATATCAAGAATACCTATTCAGAGGTATTCCTCAAAGCAGCAGGATTACCAGAAAGCGATTTTGAAAAATATAAATCGGTTTGGTGGTATAATCTAAGAGAAAGTAATATTAGTGGTTTGCGTTTAACAGATCAAGGAATTGAATTCGTTGAAAAACATGCTGATATTAAAACATATAAAATCGATCTTCCAAAAGAAACTAAAATAACTCCACAAATTTTAGTTTGGTTAGATCACTTCATCAACTCACCATTTTATCTTGGAAAGAATTACATCAAAGTAATGTCAGAAAAATCAGCATTTGAACTGTATCTTTTCTCAGGCGACATTCGAAAGATGGGCATGGCTAAAGCTATGAACAAACGTCTTAGCCAGGATTAACATTTTCTTTAACTCTCTATATTAAATATCATACTATGATAGAACTTAACGCTCTGGACGTTTTGAATCAACGTAAAGTTGATTTTATGCCACCTCAATTCTCTAAGATGAAAGTCTCGGACAATGAATGGCAAGACAGTTCTATTGAGGACTGGATTAGAAACAAACTCAAGGGTAGATTTTACTACCAAAAAATTCCAAGCATTGGTACCGATGGTCGTGTAAAATCATCGTCGTATGTTGGATTCGAAGATCATAAAGAGCTGACATATTTTATGTTAGCCTGTCCACATTTAAGGAGAAAATAATGACAGACGAAGTCAAAACAGAAGCACCGACTGAGCAACCGCAGGCAGCACAGCCACAAGGTCCAGATTTGAACCTTACAGATTTAGCAGCACTAAAAAGTATTATTGAAGTAGCAACTCAACGTGGTGCATTTAAAGCAGCAGAATTAGAATCTGTCGGAAAGGTGTTTAACAAGTTAAGTAACTTTCTAGATTCTGTATCTAAAAAGGAGGCATAATTATGCGATCTATTAAACACATCGGTAAGATTAAAGCATCAGGAGCAAAGGTTCTTGTTGTCTTTAGAACACTACCAGGCGAATCACATATGAGTCTTGTATTGCCAGTTACGCAATTATCTGACTCGTATCACGATAGTATTATGAAGTTAGTCGAGATTGATCAAGCGCAAGATTCTTTCGAGTTTGGTGAAATTATGTTTACTCGTACTTTCCCGGATGGCCGTCCTATGCTACAGGCGTTGACTGCTGATAACTCATTATTAAAATTACCAACTGACGCAGTTGTTATGACTCCTGCTCCAGGCACTGAAATTGATCTACATCAATTAAATGTTTTGATTGCAGAACAAAAAAATTGTGCAATTGATGACTTGTATACATTTGTAGCAGGTGCTCCAAAGAAAGCAACAATTCAAGAAGTTGTTGAAGTAAAAGATTTAGGTAGAGATGTAGGCGAACCTCGCAGACAAGAACCTCCACTAAAGGCAGGAGCAAATGAAGTATTGTCGGATAAAGACATTGCTAAATCCTATCGAAGTCAAGCTGATTCAATGTATAAAGAAGCAGCTAGATTACGTAAAGAAGCAGATGCACTAGATCCTCCTACAAAGAAAACCACAAAGAAGGCTGAAGAAACATCAGATGCCTAAACCTTTATTCAGACCACCTAAACACCTTGTGCAAGAATGGCCTGAAGTCTTTGAGGATCTTTATATGAATACCATGCCAGTTCATTACCTAGAAATGATTAGGTTAGAATTTGGCAATGGTAGGATTTGGGAAATCGATGTTAAAGAGCAACTAGCACACAGTCATAGTGATATAGTTGCAAATAAACTAATCGAAACATTTCAAGAATATAAAGAAGAAATTAAAAAGATAGATTTTAAAATTGACGTAGATCGCTTAAAAGGCGACATAGGCAACGAGACAAAAAATCTCTTATAAGTGTTTAATTTTAAAGTTATCCGAAGAATATTCATATCCTAGAGATACTAAAATCACAGCCCGCACAACGTCTTTAATATCATAGTTGTCTTTAAAAGTAAGTTCAACAGTTGGTGTTAAAGACGTTTCCCACCTCTGCAATGCGTTAATACTAACATTTGATCTTATTGTAAAGTCTTTTGAAAATCGTTGTCTAATACGATTATGATATACAGGAACGTTGTCTTCTATTAAGTGAGGCTCATAATTTAAATGTGGTATTAAACTTCCGTGATCCGGAACAATAGAAACATAACAATCTATCTCTGACAACTCTACTATCTGCATTTCTTCCATCCAAGGAAATTGTACTCCATTGGTATTAAAATAAATTACATTAATCGGTCCTGTATGAAAAAGATTATACACCGATTCCCGTATACTTCCTGGATGTATTACATTTTTATCGATCCTAGGATTATAATGCACACCTAAAGGATTTCTTATTCCTTCAGTTAGATAAACATCCGTTAACCAACATAGCTTAACAAAGTTTCTAAAATCAAAAGAATACGGCTTTGTATGGTTTTCTACATCAAATTCTTTACTGAAATAATTTTCTATATCTTTAGATAATTTTTCTATTCTAGTAAAATGTAAATGAACAGGATCTACTAATCCTAGATATAAATTTTCATCAGAAGATTTAAATTTGGTGAATAGAGAAACTAAATCCTTCTGTGTGCCATTTAGACTGTTAAGTAGGTATTCTATAGAGGGCTTCATAAATTTCGTTTGCAAGATACTGATGAACAACTTCATTATAATGTCCACCTGGTAGATTTGCTGCTCCTTGCTTTTCAAATTTAAATGCAGTTGCTGACATTTCCCAATCTATCTTTAATGATTTAGATAAGGAAATATGTCTAATTGGTTTAGACTCATTGGCATATTGTCTTAAAAACCATCCCCATAGGCAACAATCTAAAATGTATACCTTGGCTCCTAAAAATTCTAAGTAATGTTTTGCTGCAACTATATTTGAATAACTAAACCATAGCAAATCATAATCGTCATAATCTTTAACTATTCTTTCACAAAACTCTTTTATTTTAGGAGGCTTAAAATCAAATCCTGGCATAAAGGATTGAAATTCAAATTCTCCACCGTAATTAGGGTCGTGCTGAGGAGCACCGAATCTGTTAGGAGATGTAAGCATCATAAACACCGTCATATTGCTAGGAGAAATACCTTTTTCTTTAAGACGATGGACTTGTTCTATTGCCCTATGTACAATCTCTTGATTACTAATTCCTCTCCAAGAAACATTCCTAACTTCGATTCCTGTTAATTTTTCTAAATAGGCAGGCCAAGCTCTTTCTTTACTTCGAGTCCAATATTCATTAAAATCGTTTTTTTCTAATTCCGATTCTGCTTTTTTAATTTTATCTCGAAGAACTTGTGCTTGTCTCCTTAGCTCTTGATCATCGTGCTTTAACGGAAATAAATTAGAGGTATACCCAGGTACGATAGAATCGCCGTGCAATTCGTCACCGGCTGTATAGCTGTCTCCGCTGCAAATTATTATCTTATTTGTAGTTGTCATATACTTCTTTACACAGATTATAAAAGTCAGTGTATTCCGGAAATGTTTTTAATAAATCTGTTCCGAGGCGTTTATCATTTTCTGTGAAGAAACTGTAGAAATCTCTGCGCCCTTGTTGAATTTTCTTTTCATCAATAGTATGTTCTTTCATGTAATTAGTTACACGTAAAAACTTTTCATATTCTACACCAGTAAACCATTCTTTATTATCTTGAATAAATTTCAATGTGTCATCCATGTAAGGAATAAAATCATCTGTTAGAATATTAATCATCCAATGCGGTGGTTCTTTTAAGTACGGAGTATCAAACGATACCGCAGTCATACCGAATTCTTTTCTCCATTCAATTACTTTATGAAGTAAACTTTGGAAGTTTGTTACACAAAGAACATTGAACGTACACATTAAATTTACAGTAGCACCTGTAGCAATAACTGCCTTAACATTACGTTCCCAATGGTCGCACTTTAATCCGGTACGCATATATTCTGCTTGTTCTCCCCAGCTATCAATGCTAGTGAAAAAACTAAACTTACGAATCTTCTTTTGATCTAATAAACTTTGAATGCGAGCAAGCATTCTATCTACACGATCAAACGTAACTCCTAGATTGCTATTTAATGTGATTTCTAGATGTGGGCTGGGCTCGGACTCCAACAAGTCAAAAAACTGCATAGCGCCTGGATTCATTAGGGGCTCGCCGCCAGTTATACGCAAGGTATCTAAGTCATTCTTTAAACTAGGCCACCATTTCCAAAATGCCTCAATGTATGGATTCTCATCCTTAGGTCCATAGTATGTACCATTGCTCATAAACTCAATGCCATACTGATTGTAAGTTAAATCATAATTACCGTGTTTTTTGATTTCTTCAGTCCACATAGTACTTGCTTGCGGGCAACAGTATCCACATCTATAATTACAAGCATTTCCAAAACTAACTTCTAAATACTTTGGATTGATCGGAGCATCCCAAGGTAATTCTGCTAGCTTTTCAATTAGAGGAGTTGAAAAATTACTAGAGCTATGAATCATTCTATCACTAATATGATCCCCTGGCAAGTCTTCAATGTTCCAGCAATAGTAACATTCTTGAGGACGTTCGCCTTCAAGCATTTTTTTGCGTTGCTCTTTCTTCCACTTTGTGTTATGTAATGCACTAGGATCTGCTGCAATTTCATCTAATCCAATGTGATGTGGACGTGGATGGTAACAACTATGATTGTCGCCTGTATGCAAATACAGTGTCTGATGTAGCCATTTCATTGTGCAGTAACTAGGGCTTACTGCATTTAGTCTATCTCTAACACTCTTAACAAATTGTACTCTATGATCCATTTTTACTCTCGTTATATAAATTTTCTAGTTCCGGAAACATATTTACAAAATTTGTTTCTCTGCGATTATCGTGTTCTTTCCAATAAAGATAAAAATCTTTCATGGCTATTTCTTTATTGAAAGGAGTCGATTTAATCCAATCTAGCAATCGTTGAACTTTACTGATTTCAAAGTCTTTAAATCCTTTGAATCTAGTTTCTGCTGTTTCGTGATTTTCAGTCATGAATTTAATTGCATCTTCTAAAATATAAGTTAGATGCATTGCTAATCTAGGATCCATCCAGGCAGGACTTGTTAGCTGAGGAACATCAAACCATATTAATTGTCTGTCAGTATTATAAGTTTGTCTTAACAATAAAATATTTTGCAGGTACTCTAAAAATCTAGAATAGCTCAATGCGTTAAATGTAATAATAAAAGTTAAACTATGTTTACTGCTAGTGGCTAGATATTCAGTTACATTCTTATACAAAATGTCAAAGTCTAACCCCGGACGAATATATTCTGCATGTTTGCCCCAACTGTCTAAACTACAAAATAACATGAAGTGTTCGATTGCATCTGCATCAGTAATTTCTTTTAGACTAGATAAAAATTTTGCCCATTGATCCCCAGGAGGACAACAGTTGCTGGTAATGCTTAAATGTAAATCTTCTTTAGGATTTTCTTTTACATAATCAAATACCTTAAAGGTATTTTTATCCATTAGAGGTTCACCGCCAGTCATTCGAAATGTTTCTAGTGCATGATACACTGTTGGGAACCATTTCCAAAACGCAATTAGATACGGATTGTCTGGACTATTATTAGGCATCATGTTTGAATTTTTCATCCAAGTGATGTTGTTATGTTCCTTGGTACTTAATTTAAAAGGCCCGTTTCTTTCAATATCTTGTTGCCATGCTGTGCTTAGATGCGGACTACAATAGGTACATTTAAAATTGCAGGCTTGATTAAAATTAACTTCTAAATATCTAGGACGAGCATTGCCTGTATGTCCTAATCGCTTTGCTTCTGCAATTAACCACGGATTATAAACGTCTTGACTTCTATATGCTCGATCGCTGATGTTATTTCCGCTGTCTTCTATTTCCCAACAAAAACTACATTCCTCCGGACGCTGTCCTTCTAACATTAGTTTGCGTTGTTCTTTCTTGTATTTGGTATTATGCAATGCACTAACATCGATAACCACTTCCTCCATTGGAATATGATGACTCCTTGGATGATAGCAACTATGTGTCTGCCCTGTAGGGATATGAATGCTTACATTAAACCATTTTGCTAAACAAAAACTCGGACTAACAGCATTTAACTCTTTTAGGACACGCTCAGCACTATCCAGATAAACTGATTGAATTTTACCATCAACAACTTTTATCTCATCGCCTTTTTGATTATTTGCTGTCATCTTTTTTGTATCGGTCATTTGCCTTTCTATAGGCATCTAATAAAGGTAGCCATGCTTCGTATTCTGTTTTCAACCAATCAAAGTCATTAATTTTTGCCAGTGCTTCATTATTATCAACGTTAGATGTACCGTATCTATAACCTGCTAATGCTCCGCCGATCGAATATTCACCAAATGGTTTCTCTTTTCCGACTGCACACCAAATCTTTAATCTAGTTTCAGTTTCTTGATCATAATTTCTATCAATAACTTTACTCGATAATTTTACACACTCTCTAAATGCACTTCGCCATGTACTAAACTCATCTACATTAAAAGCCGTAATGTTACTAACTTGTTTCATTACTCGTAGTTTTGTACTAATCGAAGTAGTCATATCTGCGGTAGTTGTATCCATAGAAAGTGTTAATTTCTTTGGCAATAATTTTACTCCACCATAACCGTATTTTAATAGATTAATTGGATTTTTACTGGACCAAATATATACTGTAAACTTTTCAGCATCGTTAAATTCAAAATTAAATGTTGGTTCAATTATAGCATCACCGTCTACTACCCAAAACATATCAGTTGTTGATAATTTTGCTGCTTCGATGTGAGCTTGATGAATTCCTTTAACTCCGTGTACACGCTTTGCTCTAGGAAATCTTTCTTTTAAATTTTTGTATAATTCGTCAGCGTTAGGTTCTTGATACGATATAAAAATAATATCATATTCCGTTGTAGTATAGTTACTGGCAACGACATCCATTTCTTTTTTATTAACAAAGAATCTATTTTTAAATTCTCTATCAGAAACATTTGCATCTTTAGAAAACAAACAAACACCGTTATGATGAGATCCATTTTTAAAAACATGAATGTATTGTTCATCCCATTCGGGAATACGATATTCAAATTTAAAATCATCTGCAATTTCTAAATCATCCCAAACGACCCAGAAAAATTTAGTAAATGCTTTTGATTTAACAGCAGCGTAGGAAGTTACGTTTTCTAGCTTTCTTGCTAAAGGAAATCTGCTACGAAACGTATTCCATTTTTCGTTATCAATACTACCGTCGCTAATATAAAAAATATCGTATATCATTTTAAATAGGTATTTGTAAGTTTAATTGTTTCGTTATATAAATCTAAAATATATTTGCTTTGCTTATTATCAAAATAAGGCCAATTTAACCCCAACTGCTGATTTAATTTTGTACCTAAGTCTTGTATATCTTCGTTTATAAATGTATGGTTGACTTTTTCTTCGTAGATGGTTTTTAACACTTCAAAATCTCTAACGTCTACATAATTCCAATCTGTACAGTTAGTCATCCAGGTTCCCATTCGGGCACCAAGTACTGCATATATTCCGTTGTCTTCATGGGCGCCAACAGTACTCCACATGCGCAATCTATGTAAATTATGCCACCAGATACGTTCTTTGAGATCTTGTGCAGGAACTTTTACCCCATCGTCTAAGGTCATCTTAACACCTTCACGAAATCCTGCTCGCCATGCCTGGAAAGGACTACCTGTTATAACTGTTTCACTGTAACAATCTTTGAACTGCACGTATCCGTCTTCCCAGCAGAAATCAACCTGCGCACGTTCGCTATCACTAGCTTCGTGGCTTTTCATATTAAGGATAAAGTCTTTCTTCCAGATTTTTAATCCGCCATTGCCGTACATTAATCCATTAAGTTTGTTTCTTCCTAACCAACTATAGACTTGTATTTTAGGATCAGTAGTATCAATATCTAAATTAAAGAATCTCGGATCAACAATGTTGTCTGCATCTACAGTAACTAACCATTCAGTTTCACTTAATTCTGCGGCGGCTTTGTGTGCAGCATCGCTACCTTTAACTCCGTGAACACGTTTAGCCCAAGGCACTTTATTACACAAATCTGCATAATGCAAATCTGCATTAGGCTCATCGTAGCTTAAAAAGACAACATCAAATTCTACTGTTTTCATAAAGTATTAATTACGTATTGATCAAAAATTCTTCTTGTATATACACTGAATTTACTGCGGATATCTACAGTAAAAATTTTATCTCCGCCAGCAATGTCACCAACTTTAAAAGTAATCATCTGCAAAAGAATATTAGGATCGTTATAGTCAGTTATTAAAAAGTTCATTTCGGTTTCACCTTCCCAAATTAACTTTTTATATTTTTCATTCATTGAAAATTTTAACTGAGATTTATTACTATCGTGTGTTATTGAAATATCAGGATCAGTTATTTTTGACCATTTTCTGTCTACAACTCTATGCAACACATCGTCAATCTTAGTTAACGTGTGCATAGAAAAACTATTCAGTTTTACCAAAGTTTTAGTAGGAATATCTACACGATAAGAAAATACATTTTCTCTACCTTCTAAAATATTCAACGCAATATCATCGTCGATTTTTATTTTAGTTTCGGAAAGTATAGCATGTCCCGGTCCAACGCTTGTGATTACGCCATCTGAGTTATATACTGCAAAATATTCTACCTCGGTTGAATGTTGTAATTCCAACCATTTATCAAAATCCATTAGTTCTTGTTCCATGCAACCTCCTCTAATAGACTGACAACTTCATCTGTTATTAAATCTTTTTCAACATAATGAACAATATCATGTTGTTGATAATTTCCTATTTTTAGTTTTCCATCTCTGTTAAGATAGAAGCCGGCGTGCTCTGTTACTTTTTCCGCAGTCCACGGCCAGTTTTGTACCATTGGTTTTAAATGAACAACCTTAGGAAAATCTAATTCATGCGCAATCTCATCTTGAATGTCTAAAATTTTTGCAGCAAGTCCAAACGCTTCATCTGTGCCTACAACTTTAGGCTTGTGTTCAGTCATGTATAAATTTTTAAATTCTGTAGGATTTTTTAAAATATATCTGCCTAGTGTAAAAAACTCATCTGCAATATCTGTATTCTTTTTAAAGAAAGTAAACATCGAATACAAGTTAGGAATAGCATTTTTTGTAAATGCCTTTCTATAAAAATCACTAGTGATTTCTTCACCTCTAAATGTAAGTGCCTTGTTAGCAACAAACAAATCTTTATTTTCTACTAGATAATCAATCCAATGGCTGTAATCTCTCAAGAATAACATATCCGCATCAATGCAAACAGTTTCAGAAAACGGACTTAATTTGTCCATCCAACTACGACCATCCCAGTGTGTCTCTTGTTTCCATTCAATAACATAATCAAACACCCAAGGACTCTTTAGTGCTTTAACTGAAAATGGATCATCAATAACAAGTGCTACTTGATCATAACCAGGCTTCTGTGTATTTTTAATACTCAAGGCAGCAGCATATGCACATTTTAAATAATCAACATCTGCATTTTTTGATACAACTATTAGGTAACCAAATTTCATATTAACTCCAATAGCTTATCTTTATTCCTAATAATACTTTGTTTATTCATAACGTGAACGTCAACTCCGGTAGTAGTTGCTGCCCAGAAACTTCCGCAGTCTAAAGGTTTGTCTATTAAGAATGTTAATTTTTCTGCATCTACATTTAACATTATATCTTTATCGAAGATAGAAAAAACTGGTGGCAATGTATAAACAAACTCTGTTTCAAAACCATTCATGATATGTTTAGCAATACTAAATGCAATATCATTTCTAAATTGCTTAGGACTAAATCTAAACAAGTCTGCATAATATCTATAATTGTCTTTAATAAAATCAACTAATTTAAAAAAGAATTGGCTTTCGGGGCTCTTATCGAACATTACTGTTGTTGCCCAAAACATATGAATGCCGGTTTCGCTAACTCTATTATCAAGAATGCCTGCACGTTCTCCGGTGATATCATTTAAAGAATGACCCATCATTACCGGAGCATCAACATCCCAGTATTCATTTAATGCATCTGAAAATACTAGATAATCACTGTCTATCATTAAAGTTTTATCGTAGGGACTTAAATCCCAAACGCTGTATCGATTAGAATTTTCAAAAGGAATAGTTTGACTGTTAAATCCGTCGTGTAGTTTTCTAGAATTTTTTGTAACTGGCTTTTCAACTTCAATAATTTTATCAAATATAGTTTCAGCCTTAGAAAACATATCTGATTCTTTTAACCAAGCAATGGTCCATTTATCCGTAACTAGACTAACAGGAACATTTAATTTTTTCTTTGCTAGGCCACCAGAGATGATTGCCATTAATCCATAATCAATCTGAGGATTGTTATGAGCAAATATTAAGATACCTTTAGTCATAGATCTAATAATTTTTCAACACTTCTTCTAGATTTAATTTTTTGATACTCTTCGTGATATTCATACGTAGCTGTAAAATATCTGTCCAAAATTTCATCTCTAAATTCATTCAAATTAACAATGAGAATTGGATTTTCGTTTACATCAATCAACGGGACATTTTCTGTTCTGCCTTGATCAATTAACATTTGAACAAAAGTAATTAAAGAACGATCAATTTTAAATAGTCCACCGTTACACCCATAGGTAAGTTTGGCATTGATTTTCTCTTTAAGAGTCTTACGTTGGATGGATAGAGTTTGCCTGTAGTTGGAAAAATCTAAGGCTTTTTGTAGACGTTCGTCCATGGGATCTCCTATTAAATACGCACATTATTTATGTGGTACTTAATAGGAGTAAAAATTAACTACCAGTAAAAGGATTAATAACTGTTGTTGCAGGACCAATTGTAACAAAACTACCAGCAGTTCCTGTTGGCTGCAAAACACCGTATGCCCTAACAGCATCCATAGTCAATGTTAATGTACCATCAACTAAATCATCAGGTGCTGGACTTGGTTCTGGACCTGGATCATAGTAGCCATCAGTCCAAGTAATTCTAAATGTAAGAACGTTAGCTGTTCCAGCAGAATTGTTAGCAACGTTGCATAATGCTTCTAACTTATAATTGTTAGCTGCATAAGGACTGCTTGATGCTTGTGTAAAAAATTGTTGATAGCTGCTAGTTAAATTAAAGAAATTAACAGCAGGAGTTCCACCGCCGAATGATTGTGTGCCAATTGAAGCCAATAAATTACTCCAATCTGTGTTTTGTTGAACACTCGAACCACCTGTTCTAGTAGAAGTAAATCTAATTTTACCGCCAGCGTTAAAGAAAAATCTAGCCTGTTCTGCGGTATTGAATGTAACTGTAGCTGTAACACTTCTAGACTGATACCAAGATGTTGAAGTCGATTGAGATCCTAGTGCATCTGTAACAAATTGTCCTGTTCCCAAGTCAAATCTGTTTGTTGTTGCGGTATCAGACAATGTAGAATATTGTGTGTTTGGATTACTGGCACCATAACGGATAACATCACCTGCTGCAACTTGTGTAATACTAGGAGCAGAACCTGTTTGGTGTATCAAGGCATTGTAGATATCGTATCTTAGTGCGTCCCATTGTGCCTTAGTTATAGTGTTTCCTTCAGCAACAGCTAGACTGAATGTATTCTGTCCATACCCGCTGTTTCCAGATCCTGTGGACATAACATTAATAATCTTATTACGGATTGTGTTATAGTCTGTATTTGAAATTAAATCACCGATTGCCATGTCCTATCCTTATAATACCAATGCTTCGATTGTTTTTACGCCTTCGTCATCGCTTGTTTCTAAAGCAACAGCAAAGACACCGCTTGCATGTGGCACAGCCATCATTGCACAACCATCGTTTGCTGCAATTAAATCGTCGCCTTTCTTAATACGACCAATAACTTTAACCGGTACACGACCTTTTAGAGCAATGTAAGTGCCGCCTTCTAAATTTTTATTCATCATAAACGCTGGGTCTGTACTTACTACGCCGATTGCCCGTTTACCCCACGAACTAGCGGTAACTTCTTTTTCACCGCCAATACAAACAACTGTACCCGGCTCGTATTCTGCATCTGCAAGATACTTTTCTGCCAAGTCAGCATATTGAGCGGCAGTAGCAGTACCTTGGAATAGGTTAGCCGTTAAGTTTCCAGAACCATCTCTTGCTGCAATAGTATTTGATGTTGCTGTTGTTTTTGCTGATTTATAATCTGGATCTGTATCAACTGCTGTGTTATCAATCTTAAGTCTGTTTGCTTTATCAGCAATACCGATAAATCTAGTAGCAGTAATATTTGCAGAACTATCTCTTAATGTGATAGAATTTGCTACTGCGCCTAATTCTCCAACTAGACTATTAAGTGTAGTGGCATTTGTTGCTGTACCAGTAACTGATCCAATAACGTTTCCTGTTAATGTTCCAGAAAATGCACCAGTAAATGTTTTTGTTGTAGCATTGAAAGACACTGTTAAGTCATCGGCAATTACATTACCTTTATGAATACCAGTTGTGCTTCCTGTTACATCGCCTGTTAGATTTCCTAAAAAAGTAGTTGCATGAATATTTGCATATTTGCTAGAAGAACTACCGATATTAAAGAAGTTATTACTTCCTGGAAGTATTGCAGACGAAGTAAAAATTGCAACGTTTCTTAAATCACTATCTGTAACACGAACACGCATTGTGATGGTGTTACCTAATCTGTTTTCAATTACAGGTTCGTCGCCGTTTTCAACTCTAAAACGAATATCGTTTTGATCACCTAATGTGAAACCTGCATCGCTAAAGCTAATTTCTTGTTCAAAAGCAATTTCACCAGTTCTGATATAAGAACTAGCTTCATAACCACCTAGTCTGGCAGCATTACTTGCTGTGCCCCAGTAATAATGATCAGTGCTTGTAACTCCAGTTGTTCCGTTTGTATTAACTAAAGTAATACCTTTCTTAATAACAGTGAAACCTGTAATAGGATTAATAACACTGTTTAGTGTAAATGCGTCTTTACTAACAATAGAAACAACATCGCCGCCTGATTGAAACTTAACAATGGTGTGATTGTTGCCGTTTGTATCTTTTACAACCTGTGAAACTACTGCACTTGCACCTAAATCCGGTGCAGTTTCAGGTCCAATAAGAACAAATTCAGTTCCATTCCATGCTTTTAATTGATCAGTAGAAGTATCAAACCAAAAATCTCCAGACTGTAAACCAGAGGGTTCTGTAGGACCTACTTCTGCACCACTAGCAGTTCTAAATTTAGCACCGTCATAAAATTTTAGTTTCTTATTACCGCTATCATACCATACCTGTCCAGTAATAGCCTTAGGTGGCTCTGAGGTATTTGCAAAGCTCTCTAATAAGTGTAAAAAGTTTTCGTTTTGTACTTCGCCGTAACCAGCATAATTCTTACCTACAAAACGCAAATCGGTGGTAGTATCAATGGTTCCGTCGTCGACAGAGACTAAGAATGTTCCATTAAATTTGTCTACTTGATATGCCATTGATCAACTCCGTTATAACTGTTATTTATCGTAAATAGCATGAATTAAATTCTGCCCACGGCCACTTCGATTACACCCGAAATACCGTCAAAATCTTCTAGTGCTTTGCCAATTACTGTACCAATTGTTGGATTTTGGCAGGGTCTAGCAAATCCGCTACCGCCGCTTACTAGCATATCACCTTTACGTATTTTACCTCTAACTTTGCACGGAACTCTGCCCTGCAAAGCAATCCCTGCAACAAATTCACCACTGCATTCACTATTCATTAGATACGCAGGATTTGTTGTAACAACACCTGCTAGTCTATTTGTGGAATCTTCTGCAATAGTTACTTCAAATTTGCCGCCAAATTCTAATACTGTACCTGGTTCATACTCTGCATCGGCTAGGTAGTTTTCAGCCAAGTCAGCATATTGTGCTGCTGTAGCAATACCATGGAAATAATTAGCATAAACATTATTCCACCTATTTGTAGTAATACCTAAATTGGTATTATTTTCTGTATCAGGAATAAAAGCAGGCGCTGCTTGACCGCCCGAAGTTAAAGAAACTGTAGAATTAACAAATGCAAATGTTGAAACATTACCAGGCTGTGTAGAATCTACCATATTAATTTGGATAGATCCTGTATTACCTGTAAAAATCGGTGTAACGCCGTCTACAGAAACAGCTAATGCCGCTGTACTAGGGCTAGGTCCACCTATGGTAATAAAACCTGTTGTGCTTACATCTAAGCTGTTTAAGGTACCAAGTGTAGTTAATCTCGATTCTAGAACATTATATGCTAGTCGTGTACCAGTAACATCTAACCCAGAAACTGGAACTGTTACATTAATAGATCCGTCAAATTCTACGCCATTAATTGTTCTTGGCGTTGCAAATCTGTTAGCTGTATCTGCATTACCTGATAAGGTTGCACCGATAAATTGATCTGCTTCAACAATATTAAATCTACTAGTACCAGTTGTTGTTGTAACATTTCCTTGAACATCACCAATTAGATTAGCAGTAATAGTACCTGCTGCAAAATCTCCGGAACTATCTCTAGCTACTACTTTACCAATTATGTTAGACGAACTAGCATCCACGGACCAAGTATTCGGTGCTGATCCGTCAAAATTTGTTCCGGATATATATGCACCACGAATTAATGGATTAGTTGTACTTGCTTTAATAGTTACGTTTGTAGATCCATCAAATACTACACCATTAATTGTTTTATTTGAAGATAATCTACTTGCAGACGATGCATTACCTGTTAGACTTCCAACAAAGTTTTTAGAAGAACTAATATTGATTCCCGATGATAGTTCTGTAAAACCGTCAATAGGATTTGAATCATTCAATACAAATTCAGAACTTGCACATACCGCTAATGGCGATCCATTAACTAATAATTCTAAAATTGCATGCTTTACGTTTGATGTATCAAATACACTTCTTGCTCTTAATTTTGTTGTCCCAAAACCTTCAACAGCTTCCGGTCCTATTAATTTCCAAATGCCGTCTTCAAATACATATAATTGATCAGTTGTTGGTTTATACCATAAACTTCCATTAAACCCAGCAGGTTCAGAATTTGCAACAATTGCTGATCCAACTGGAGACCAATCTGTTCCACTATATACATTTAAAGAATTAGTAACTGTATCATACCAGGTTTGTCCTGATACGGGCCTCGATGGAGGTGCATCGTTTGCAAAATTTTCTAGTAAGTATAGAAAGTTTTCGTTTTGTACTTCACCGTATCCAGTATAGTTACGTCCTAACAGGCCTATGCTGGTAGAAGTATCTAAGGTACCGTCATCTAGTACCACTAGTTGTTGACCGCTAAACCTGTTAATTATATATGCCATTCTTCGCTCCCTACATATTTACTCATTAGCTTACAAATGTCCATGCGTTGCTAATAATCTGGAACGTCTTAACGGTTCTAGAAATAGCTAAGTTTGGCGCTGCGACTGTAGCTGTCGAAAAACTTACGTTGTTTAAACCGAACGCTGTACCTGTTGGGGTTACAAATTCTACAGAACTTGTTGTTAGCAACGGATTAATGTCTAGGTTTGTTGTACTGTTAACAGCAAAAGAACATAAAATACGTGCAATTGTACCGTTTCTATATTCAGCAACTGGAGCTATTTGCTCTAGCAATGCTGCAATACCGGAGTTAGCAATACCGTCCGAAATATCCATGCTAAATGCAAGGCTTCGAGTTTCAATTGTGCTATCAACATATTCCTTATTTGCTGCATCTGTTCCGGCTACCGGAGTGTCAACATTGGAGATTCTTGCACCACCTAAGTTTAGTGTTCCGGTTCCGTTAATTGTTAAAGTTAAATCTGTATTTGCCGCAGTAACTTCAATAGCTGCATCGTTGAAAAACAAATCATCCACAGTTAATTGTGTCTGAGCACCGAATGATGTTACACCCGGAATACTTGTGATACTTGCTCCTAGTGCAGTTGCACTAAGAACTGTAACTCCGTCAATTTTAAATTCTTTACCAGATACAAGATTGATATGCTCAGTGCTTGTCCATGCTTGACTTGCTAACGGAGGTAGTGCATCGTTATAACCATCTGATAATGCTCCAGCTGAAGCTGCCTGAGCAGCCTGTCCAACATCATGCCATAGGAATACGTGACTAGATGCTCCTTGTAAAATTATGCCGCCGCCGGCAGCAGCCGAATCTGTCGGAGTTACTCCTGTTTGTCTAGCAAGAACAACGTTCTTATCTTCAATAGTCATAACACTGGTATTTACAGTTACTACATCACCATTTACTGTTAAGTTGCCTTCAATTGTAAGATTGCCGCCGATGTTTACTTGACTAGTAGGATAATCACTATACAAATTAATTGTTCTAGAAGCTGACTCAATTTCTATTGCTGGTTCAGCAATAACGTCACGTCTAACGTTAAGAACCATATTCTTGTTAGAAGCAATGTTCGCAATAATTAGGTTACCGTCTTGTACTTGAAATTGTCCTTGGTTAGCATCACCGATAATTAAACCCAAGTTAGAGGAGATAATAATTTGTCCGTTAACAATGTTTGAAGTATCATTACGTACATACGAGCTTGCTGATTGATTTCCTAATTTGTCTGCATTAGTTGCTGTAACATTAAATTTAATTCCAGGCAATGTTCCTGCATTAAATCCAGGTTCGATACTTCCGCTAAATCCATCAATTGCTAATTTTGGTGTAAAACTATCTTTAGCAAATATGCCCAACAAGATTCCGTTAGTATATAGATAAGTTACAACACGATTTTGATTTAATGTATCTAGAATGTTTGTAACTTTTAATCCGCTCAAACCCTGACTTACAGAATAATCCGGTCCTAACAAAATAGTGTTAGTACCATCGTAAAAATATAATTGCTTGTCAATTTCATTAAACCAAAGGTCACCAACACCTAATGTAGATGGCCTAGTTCCTGCAATAGTAGCCGAACTAACTGGTACAAATCCGTTGCCGTTATAAACTTTTAATTTTAATTCGGTAACATCGAACCAAATTTGTCCTCTTACTGGATGTACAGGTGCTGAAGAGCTAGAAAAATTTTCTAGCAATTTAATTAAATTTTCGTTTAACGCTTCACCAAAACCGCTATAGTTCTTACCGATTAATGTTAAGTCAGATGATAATGTATCAACTTGTCCATCAGCAACTGTAGCTAAGATTGTTCCGTCAGTTTTATTAATTGTATATGCCATGTGTTTTTACCTTAGAATGCTGCTGGACCAGAACGAATAATGTAATTCAATGTTAAGAACGGATTCATAACAGAGAACTGTTGTCCTAATGTACCTGCTGTTTTAATACCACCAGAACTAGGAATGTATTGACTTTGTCCAACTGTTGTTGGACCTTTATCAGATAAAGAACCAGTATCAATAGGAATAGCACTATCAACCCTAGTTGCATAATATTGCTGTCCTGTTGAACCTTTCATGCTGTGTTCATGTTCTGGCAAGTTAGAAACTGTTAAAGCGTTAGAACTTTGTCCACCACCTTCGCCTAAGTTGTCAGGTGCAGTACCTGCTACTCTGTCAACGTTGCCGCCGCCTGCATCAACATAACCACCTGTAGAGTTAGGAACTGTTACACCATTATCCATGTTATCTCGACCTAATGGGAATCTACCACGCAAGTCTGGAAGTCTAAATGTATTAACACCTACTAAAGGTATCGAACCATTGTATGTTGTTCCAATAACATCAAATAAATCGCTGTACTTTGTTCTTTCAACTTCACTACCGTCACATAGCAAATATCCGTATGGTGCTTCGCTACCAGCAAATGGTAGAATTCCTCCCATTGGAACTCCTAAGTCTCCAACAAATACGTTCCTAGATTCTTTGAGTAGACCTTCTGTTCCTCTATAAACAAGTACATAATCAGTTGGTTTCGATACGTTAGGAGACGGTTCACTCTTACTGCTAATAAGTCCGGATGTTAGTGATGTAGTGAATGTCTTTGATAATCCACCTACCTGTCCGTCAAACTGTATACTTGGCGATGTTACATCACCTTCCATCTTAAAAGTTGTAACAAATTTTAAGTTAGTTGCAGTTGAAGCATTACCAACAATATTACCTGTTAACACACCTTCGATTGTTTCTGCAACCAAAGTTTTTGTTCTAACAACGTTCCAACGCTTAAGAACTGTACCTAAATCAAATGCATCAGTAACTGAAGGTTGTACTGTATCAAACTCACTAATACCCGATGCTTTTAAACCATCGCCTACTAAGAGATTCTTTGTAATGGCTGCACCGCCTGCTGTTCTAAAAGTACCATTGTTAAAATTAGTACTCATAGTTGTATCTGTTAATATTAAAGATCCATTTGTCTTAATATTACCATCTACATGGAGTGCTTCGTCTGGACTTGCTACATTGATACCAACTGTGTTGTTGATGACTCGTAAAACTGTAGACGGAATACCATCCTTGTTAAGTTGTAAGTCAATACTACTACCTGGATTAGAATTATAAATCTTTGCAGCAGTATCGCTATTTGTAATACTAAATGTTCCGTCAACACCAATTGTAATACCTTGGTTGTTTCTTACGTTGATACCATATTCTAATGTTTGATTAGCTGCATCAGATCTTAAAAACTTACTAGCTGGGATTTCAACGCCTGCAACAGTTAATGATTCAGTTGAAGTGTTTGTTCCCCAAATTTTTGTTATTGCTCCGTTATCCGCAATTTCGTTAGCTGTAATGTTTAAACCAGATTTAATTGTTACAAATCCAGTAATGGAAATTTTTGGAGTAAATGCATCTTTACTAAAAATAATTACAGGTATGTCTTCAACGTAGAATATTAAAACTACTCTTGCAATGTTATCGGAGTCGATAACTTCTTCAACAAGTGGACCACTTCGTAATCCTGTTGAAAATGTAGGACCAACTAAAATCCAACGTGTTCCTGAATAGACATACAACTGTTGATTAGTTGTATCAACCCATAATTCACCAACTGCTGAAGATGCTGTAGGGGGTTCAACACCGCCCTTTTGAATGTTAGATGCTGCCTTCCAGGTTGTACTATCCCAAATTTGTAGAACACCGTCTAAGGTATTAAACCATAATTGTCCTTCTACTGGGTTAACCGGAGCAGTATCTTTAGCAAAATTTTCTAACAATGCTAGAAAGTTTTCAGCAATAGTTTGTCCATAACCGGTAACATTTCGTCCTGGAAAAACTAAACTAGTATCTGTGCTGGATGTATTATCATAAACTGTAATTGGCAGTTTATTTTCTTTATCTGTAAAATTAACAATATATGGCATCTATTATACCTCTGTGAAGCTTGTTAAGCTCTGGATACGGATTGTGTAATCAATCTGTAGTAGTCTGTTTAAAGATTTCTGCACAGGATGAAATACAACATGTGTTAATAACTTGCCATCGCCTAGCGGGTTATAAGATCGTAATCCTAGTTCATCAAAAACAAAATCGCCATTTAAATCTTGACTGTTATCATATGCCTCTTGCCCGTCTGGCTCGCCGTAATCTAAAATGCAGCTAATAATAATGTCACTATAAGTAGCACCGCTAACATGACGAATTTCCATTTTATTTCTAACAGGATCTACGTTTTCTGATGCGTTTTGATCTACAATCTTTTTATAAGTTTGATTGTAAAGGCTAGTATTTGTACCAACAGTATTCGGTGTTAGGTATGTAATAAGCCCTGTTGGATCTACAGTTGTTCCACCATTACCAAAAACCATTTCGTATACAGTTCCTAGTCCTTGATTTGACAAGGCGTTAACCATTGCAACACTCATATTTTCATAATGAATAGCGTTGCGTTTATCTTGATGGACAATTCCTGTCTCTGGTTCCCATATTTTAATATGGCCTTCAAAGCTAAACCCGCCTACTTCGTTGGGTCTTTTTTCAGGAATGTTAGTGTTTTGAGTTACTGGCATTTTAGTCTCTAATTTGTTAATATTATATTTATTCGGGCAATTCTGTGCTCATATTTGCGATGAAATCAGCAACAGGAGTAGTATTAGATAACAGCGTTACACCCTTGCTTGCTGTTACTTGCCCACGCTCGTACCAAATTCTTCCTTGTTTTCTAATCACAGTAATACGTGTACCTGCAGGTGCAGGGTTAGTTAATCGTAAATATGCAGTAGCTCCGTCTACAGAAAAGTCTGCTTCTTTAGTTATATCAGAAGCAGGACTGCTTACTCCGAGAGTTTCGTCATACACAGAAATTGGATTTTTGTTTAGGCGTTTACCACCAACAAATACTTCAATCGTATCGCATGGGCCATACTCTGCAGGAATTGTATCTTTGTACCATTCTGTTCTTGTGCCTTGTGCAGGTACAAAATCTAATGGTCCAATGAGTAAACTGCTACCATCGCTGGTAAAATCAGTTTTTTCCTGTGTTTCTAAGTAAGGTAGAGTTTCGGTGTATCCTGCATCTACTACAAAACTGTCCATACTATGAACTGTAGCAATTGCTGTTCCTAACGATCCTCTTCTTAACTGAGAAAGTACATTTCCTACCTTAGAGAAATATTCAATTCTTTCATTATTAATAATAACAACTCCAGGAATATTTCTTGTTGGCAACGGATCTGACAATAAACTTGCATCTGTTAATTCAACAGTTGTGTCGTAATAGTAAAGATCCTTTGATAACTTAACAGCATTCTTTCTAGAATGACGCTTATAGTGATAATTGTTCAACATGTCTTTGTAGATTTCAAAGGCTTTTGGTGGTTCATAAATGATATTACCAAATTGAACAATCTTAATCTCGTCCTCAATTGTTGTTATATCAGTTAGATAAACAACTCCACGCGGTAACGAAATATAATAATCTCTATCTCTAGTTAATCTACTTCCGTTTTTATAAACCCAAATGTAATTAACATCTAGTGGGTTTCTTGGCAATTGATACTGAACTTTTCCGCCAGCGAACTGATCAGAAATAATATCCATTGTTGGGTATTCGCTGAACCATGTAACATTAATTACATCACCGGCGACTAACGGCAAACTATCGCTGAACACAATGTTTCCGCTTACAATCGAATAATCAGTTCTAGTATCTGTTTCAATTCTAATAACATCTTCAATTGTTAGATTTGCTGCTGGAATTTCAATTAGGTTTAAGTTACCGTTATATGTGTAATCAATAACAAAACGTTGTAACACCTGATTAATATAAACCTTGATAGCTCCAGATGTAATTGTACCAATAGCTTCTGCTGGATCTACTCCAACTTCGATAGCATTGTTTGTACCATCATAGATTACGTATGTTGTATCAACGCCTTTTAATTGATTACCATTAACTTCAACTAATACCGACGACAACACTGAAGATCTATCAAGAGAGACAAATTTGTCTAGGTCGATATTTCGAGTTGCGCCGTCATATATAATTTCTTGTTGATTGATTCTAACAAACGGAAATCCTGTAGAATCAGTTTCTGTGCTAGGTCCAAAACAAATAATTTTAACTACTTGTCTATAAGCTGGTGCTGCACCAAACTGAACCATTGTTCTATCAGCAGTATCGATAAAATCTCCACTGTTTACAAAACCAGTTTCAATAGCAATACCATCAACTGTTACTAATACATTAGCAGTTTGTTGATAAACAGCCTTTGTTAAGAACAAACTTGTTGATCCGTCTGCAACAAACTCTTGGTAATCAATTAACGCAATGCCGCCAATACCAATAGAGATAATTTCAACAATTGATCCTAGGATCGGAGCAATGTCAAATTCTACAGTGTTATCATTAAAATTAATGTTATAATCTGTACCAATTTCTTGTTTAACTTTATCTACATAAACCATTACAGATTTAGATTCAACAACTGTTAAACCAATAGCAAAGACAGCAGTAACTCCGTCGCCGATGGAGACTTTTGATTGTAACGGTGCAGATCCAGGATTGGTAGATGTATAAACTTTGATACTTAGACTGTCTAACACCTGTCCCGGTAAGTTTTCTTCTGGTGCAGGAACTTGATCCGGTGTTACAAACTTATCACCGTCAATAACAATTTCTTCCGGTGTTAGGCCTGTTGCAGTTACATATGCGCTGCCGTTGCTTGCTAACGTACCTCCACTAATTCTTGTATCTAACAAGTTAATGTCTGTGATAGTTACAGAACCATCACTTTCAACATTACGGAAAATCAATGTATCATCTGCATTGATGTGTACATAGACAGCATCAGTAGATGGATTGTGAAGTTGTACAATATTTGTAGACCCGTCACCAACAAATGTTGGCATTAGAGCATTGTTATTTGTTTGTTCTATTGTTCCAAACTTTGGATCATCAATCCTTGTTGCTCTTGATTCTCCTACACGCTTTAAGTAGATCGAAATCAACTGTCCTTCTAAAGGGGTATTAGGCAATACTACATAGGTTGTACTACCATCAGCAATATAATAGTAATCGCTGTTAGTTTCAACGCTATCCCAGTTATCAGTAAACCATGGAAGAGCATCCCAGCCGCCAGTAACATCAAATGTAGTACCTTGGATTTGTACACCGCCAAAGTCAATACCAGTCATTAATTGATTAACTTCTTTGCCCTTCATTCCTGAAGTTGGCGCATAATTTTTATCAATTCTGTTAACAGCGTCGAGATATTCATCATTCTTGTCATAGGTAACAACAATAATATCATTCTTTAAAGGAGCAACTATAAATCGTAACTTGCCTTTTAATAGAGTATATCCATCTAATTGATCATAATATAAATCAATTTCGTATTCATTGCTTAGGATAATTTCTCCATTCTTAATAACACGAATTTTAGTCTTGTCTCTAGACGGTGCATAATTTAAATTAAAGACCGCACTATAACCAGTTGCTGTAAATGTTTGACTTTGTGTGAAATTTTGATACAAACCAGTCTTGCTGATTCTATCAAACTTCATTGTTAAATCAAAAGTTCTAACAACAGTATCACCCATTACCGCTGCGGCTTTAGCAATATTCTGGCTTGTACCATTACCGCCAACTAATGTAACTGTTGGGATTTTAGTATAACCAGATCCTGGATTATCAACACGAATTCCAGATACCTTACCGCTGGCAATAAATGCTGTAGCAGATGCTCCTGTGCCATTGCCTTCGATTAATACTGTTGGAGGTGTTTTATAATCGCCGCCAGTATTAGATACTGTAATCTCTGTAATGGAATAACCGTTATTAGTTGTCCACCACTTCCATGGATATTCATTCAATCTGTTATAATATTGACTTACTGGTAAAATCTTTCCGTCTCTGGCAGAATATGCTGGAGGTAAATCAAAGTCAATTGTTCCACCATAGAAGTTTTCGTTTTCGGTATATCTACTTGTATATTCTCTAATAGTTGTTCTATAAGGTTTAACTTCTTCGATGTACTTTCTAAAACTTTCTAAGTTGTCGTTCTTATAGTTTGGACGTTGGTCCAAATCACCCACATTGTGAATTGCATTTAAGAAACTAGTTTTGAAAGCCCAGTCTACATATTGCTGTTCAGAGAACGCATATCTTACAGAACTAAAGAATAGTTTATTCCATTCAACTCTTAAATCATCTACAAAAATATCGTCTTTTGCAGCTTTAAGAATGTTTCTTAATTCTTTAATTGGTTGTAGATCATATAATGCTGCATCATAAGATCCAACATTATCATATCCTAGCGCAGTAGTTAATGCGTTGTACAATGAATCTTTAATTCTGATTGTGCCGTTTTCTCTACCAACTAGATTATAATTGTTAATTAAATTTCCGGCGCCGGCTTCAGTCCTTTCTAAAACTGCCCAACCACCGTTCGAATATTCTTTAACTCGTAATAAGGTTCCCACTTCTAATGTAACCGAAGGCTCTTCATAGAAGTTTGTGATCTCTTTGGTAATCCTAGATAGGCTGCTGAATCCAGATGCCCACCAGTCTGTGTATTCCCAATATATTGTAGTATCAAAACCTTGAGCTTTACTACGATAGAAAATTCTACGTTGTTGATCCCATGAATAGATGCTCCAGAAACCCTTGTCGCTGGCATCATTCTTAACCAATACTGAGAATGGTCTAATTTTTACTAGAGCAGAAGTATATTTCTTTCCTCTATTTGTAACAGTAATAGAGTTAACTCTGCCTTGAGTATCTAATGTAATAGTTGCTTTAGCACCTTTGCCAGTTCCTTGGATAGAAACATATGGTGCTGTTCTATAACCAAATCCAGGATCTACAATATCAATTGTATCAATTTCACCATTAATAATATTTGTAGAAAATACTGCTTGGCGAACTTTTACAGTACCAACTTGTTCTAAGTCAATGTAATTGTCAACTTCTAAATCGTACTCATTTAATAATGCGCTAGGTACAGCATCTTTCAACGATAGATTTTCAAAATCGATTGTATCTACAAACGGTCTTGTTTCTAAAATAGAATTAATATTATCAATTGCTATTTTTAGGGCCTTGGCTCTATTAACAAACATTGTTTGTCTTGGTCTAAATCCTAATCCATAACGTTGCTTTAACGAAAGATTAAAGTCAGGAACAGTGTTACCTGCTTCGTCGAAGCCAACCAAACTGTCAATCCATTTCTTTTCTAAGAACTCCGAAGGAATATTGTCTGCTACACCTTCTGTTAATAATTGATATTCTCTGTGTATAGGATTTTCTTCTTTAGCATCTTTATTGTATTCAATATTAACTAAAACAGAGTTACCACTAACTACTGAAGAGAAATTATAAAATGCTAATTTGTCTGCATCAACTAATGCAACAAAAGGAATTCCTGTTCCAACTGGATTAGAAATGTAAGATGCAATTGTAGAAACAGATACTGTTCTACGTTTATCGCTAGGAAGAACTGTTTTATTCTTAACCCAGAAATAATAAAGAGTACTTGTTGCTCTACCAGTGTTAGGATTGTATAATACTTTTGTGTTATAGACAGTATCGTCTGCATGTTTTGGCTGGCCACTGATACCTTCAGCCAATCCGCCTACTGTATCTGCAAGTATACTCCATTCGGATGGCAATAAAGGTGTTTCAACCCATTCATAAACATCAACTGATGAACCTTGTACCTGAGTACTCCAGTTTCCTACTCTATAAGAAATGTCATCTTGCTCAGCATTTACAAATTTAACTGTGCTTAAATCCCACCAAACTTCACCTACATGGTCTTCAAACCATGCTTGATTTTCATCAACAGTTTCGTTGTCTGTGGCTAGAATATACATTGCCGGATCATAGACTGTTTTAAACTTAATGTCTTGTTCTGCAACATTTAGAATCTTTAATTTAAAATGATCAATGATATCAACGTCTGCAATCTTAATATTGTTTTCGTTATCATACAATTCAATATTCTTGATAGCATCTAAATTAACTTGTTCGGGCTGGCTTCTAATAATATTAATACTATCTTTATTAGATGTTTTCTTGAATAATCGTACTCTACCCTTTGCTTCGCCGTTTTCTACGTAGTTAGGAGAGCCAACAACTACTACAGAATTTGTGCAATCAATTGATGCACCAAACGATTCATAGTTTTCAAAATTAGCCTGTAATTTTTCTGCTAAGAAATAACCTTGATCTTTTCTTTCGTAGACATATACTTGTCCAGGAAAACCTGCTGGAGAGGACCATGTTGTTCTTCTTCTATCGAAAGTTGTTCCAACAGAATCAAATGTAGTTATTACATTATAACTAGCATTTTTTGCACCAATAACAATTCGTTCTGTAGCTGGACTAATAGAAACACTTGTACCAAAATATTCGTTTGTGTAGTTTTCGTAACTCTGTAATTTTTGTTTTAATCTAAATTCAGATGATCCAGTACTACGTTTGAAAACGTACACAGCTCCCTGATTCTGTCTTAAAATGTCTGCGGTTGGGCTACTGACTACTAATGTTGTTCCCGATGAATCAATATCTATTGAGGTTCCAAAATTATCGCCAGATGCAATTGATCCTAAAGATCCAATGTCGTTAATTAGCTCAAGAGATTGATTAGTAATTGTCTGTACTAGATTGTAAACACCATTACTGTTTCTATTGTAGATAAAAATCTTGCCGGTAGTAGTAAATGTGCTATCGCCTGTATTTTGCCAAGGCGCTCCGTCATCCGGCATTTCATTCTTACTTGATACAGCAACTGCTAAGACATGATAGCTGTCTTGATACTTAACAACATCACCTGTGAGATATTCTTGGTATGGATTCCAAACGCCTCTGTAATTGGCAAGGTATTGTCCGTCACTGCTAGGAGCTCCTACAACTAAGATGCTTCCATCTCTAGACATAGAAAGGCTAGTACCAAAACTGTCACCCTGCTTGACTAATTCTGCAAGTTGTGTAGTATCTAACAAGCCCATAGCTAGTGTAGAACCATCATCGTCTACTGCTACATTAGTTGGTAAGGAATTATTAGTTGTAACAGGATCTAGTTTTAACCATTCGTTTGAATCAACAGTTAATGTACTACCATCACCCTGTGTATCTGATAAGGCTTGCCATAGGCTTCCGTCAGCCCAAACAATTGTTCCTGCTGAATAGGTTGCTGTAGGAGAACTATCATAAACTCCTGCATAATTTGGATTCTCGTGATGAGTCCAGGTAGTGCCATTGTAGTAGTATAGATATACTCTGCCTACTCCTGTACTGTATCCTATTTGAGGATCACATAGAGATCCAATAGCAGAAACTGCCATGTAGTATTTGTTACCACTTACACCAAATGTTACAGCACTACCAAAACGCTCATCTGCCGCTTGCCTTGGGCTTAGAATGTTATAAACGTTTTCCCATTGATCGTTTTGATAAGTGTACAATGACACCATACCTTGATTAACTGCACCAACACCTCTGCTTGTTGTGTTTGCTTCAACTAGTGTTGCCGGTTCCCAATCTTGAGAATTAAAATTAATAGAACTGCCGTCTGCTGGAACTGTATTAACCAATGCTTTCCATAACTTGCCGTTATACAGAACTATTTCACCTGCTAGATAACTTCTAGTAGTTAATTCGCCCATGTAGGGATTTGTAACTCCGCTTGCTAGTGGCGTAGAAACTGCCAACCACTTGTAATCAGGGCTTACTGCAAGAACTTGTCCAAATACACCGTCGACTGTATCTTCAATACCGTTTGGTGCTGGAATAATTTGTTTTAATCCTAATGCCTGATTAACATTTGTTCTATCTGTGTAAATCATTACATAGTTAGAAGCAGGCAACGAAGTTGCAATTTGTTTTAAATTATCAATATATGCAACCGATGTTCCTGTATGCAACGGAGCGGTGATACCATAGTCAACCAAATCATATGTTTGATATTGTCTAATTTTTTCAACAACTTCCCAGTTTCCTGATTCGTTTGAATCAATCCAAAGTTTAGAACCGTTTGCCAATAAAGCAGTTGTCTTATAATCTAGATCTTGATATGTGTCAAACTTAGCTGTTGTAAAAGTACCGATAACCGCAGAGGTACTATCTTCAATTGCTGGATCATTTCCTGTAGAAACTACTGTTACTGTTGTTTTATCAACCGCAGTAATTTTATAGAATCCAGTTAAATTCAATACCAGGGTAATACCAATAATATCACCCACAGCAAGATTATGAATTCTGTTTAGAGTTAACGTTACATTGTCGCCGTCTTTTATTACTCTTACAATTCTAAGAGATAATGTTTCGTTGTATCTTAAAACTGTCCATGCAGCAGAATCAAATGTTACCCAGAAGTGATCATTTTCATTAACTGTATTAATATTAATGTTTAAAATATCATCTCTAGTTTTAACAATAAAATCTACATCATCTAAGTGAACATAGCCCGCAGCTCTTGACGCACCGTCAAATATTGCAACATCATTTATTTTAGTTGTGAATACTGTAGGTTGAATTGTAAAATCGCTAGGCGAAATTCTTAAATTTTGATCAGAAACAATGCTGCTCTTTGATTCAACAATTAGTGTAGGTTGTGGATTAATTTGAATTGAATCTTTAGAAATTTCAAATTCAATTTCTCTTATCTGTGCAACTCCGCCAAGTTCACCTACCTTAAATGCCCATTCCTCGTTAAGCGTAACAGCATCATCGGTGGTTCTACTTAGTTTATCAAATACCTTAGTAATTGCATTTGACGAACCTTTTTCTTTAATGAAACCTTGATACAATCTAAATTGACTGATTTCATCCTCTGCTAATCCTTGCAGGTATTCTCTTGGTTGATATCCAATAGCATGTCTTGCTAGGTCACGTTGACTTGATCCAACTCCGTCTGACTCAACTTCGTAGTAATCTTCAAATTGATTAATTCTGTAATCAAAGTTAGCTACTAGGCCTTGAGTAGGAGTAGAATCTAATTTTGTCCATTGAGAGTCTACAAATGATTCAGTGCCTAATTGAGAACCCTTACTTGTCCAATAATAGCTCTTGTAGGCAACAATGTCGCCTAGTTTGTAATCTGTAAATGGTTGCCATGCAGCAATATTAACGTTATCAAATAAGAAGCCAGGGCTAGTGTAATCACCGTCCCAATCAACTGTGCGGAAGCCGCGACTCTTAATACGTTCTTGACGATACCCAGTTGGCTTATCGTAGATAACATCGTTGAACACTGTTCTGTCATCGAAAATAACAACATGCTCTTTGAGAACAAAATTTGCTCTCATAAAATAAATGCCGCTGTTTGTGTTGATGGTAGATAACGATAGGGTTTGGTAATCTCTTGCAACTTCAATGTATGCAGGAGCTAACGGAGTCCCGTCGTCTTTTAAAATTTGATAGTCATAAAAACTATCTAAGAAACTGTCTGCAACACCCAAAGCAATCTTAATGTCAACTTTTTGTGAATTAGGACTCAATGTTAATAACGAACCTTCACTCCAGTTGTGCTTGGTCCAGAACATAAACTCTTTTACAGAGGTGAACCAGTCATATGCCGTTTGTGTAGTTGTATCATAGCCGTCAAATACAAAACCAATACTAATTAGATACTCCTGGTATCCTAACATAAAGTCAACCACTTCCTGGATTGACGACATTAGAGTACCGTAGTTCAATCTATGTGTTTTTAGTTTGTTGTAATTTTTTCTTCTAAATGCTTGAATTGCATTTGTAACAGGCAGAGCAGGTAATTGCTTCCACACTGTTGTATCAAATGTATCAGTGCTTGTATGACTCTTCAAACTTCTGTAATAACTCTGTCCGTATTTTACAACAACTCCGTTACCGTAGAATTTTTCTGCTGTCCAAGTTAAGAAGTTTTCACTAACTCCGCCTACAGAAATTAAAGGATCAGTTTGACTAATTACAGGTTTGTAATATGTAAAATATGGGTCTTTGCTATCATAGCCTGTAATCTTCCAGCCTTGGCTAGTCTTCTCAATAATAACTCCGCTGTATGCTAAAGAATAAATCGGAGAACTTACGTTAAAGATGATGTTATAGTTTTCGTTAGGAATAAAAATGCTGCTAGTTGTAGACTTAGGATTTTTACTATCTAACACATATTTTTGTTGTTCTTTATCAACAAATCCAGCTAAACGATTTGAAAGATTAACGTCAATTCCTGATAATTTCTTTTCTAAATTAGAAACAGGAATAGTTTTACTCTTCAAATAATTTACAACATAGGTTACTAATCCAGATACAGAAACTGTATCGGTATTTTCATAAACTAGGTCAGAAATATTAAAGAATGTTTTTGAATGTTTATTAATAGTCTGCCCTAAAATGTTTAATGTAGTTTCAGACTTATTAAAATTGTCAGTGATGAATTCAAAAGGCTTTAATAGACATAATGCTAATGTAACAGCAAATGGCCATTCACTACTTGATCTCCAAGCAGCTTCAACCGGTCCTTGATCTCCAAGAACAAACGGGCCCTTGTTATTAGCCATTGTGAAATTACCAGCAAGTCCGGAATCTAATGGACTGATTAGATTTCCGTCTCCATCTACTGGAATATGTCGCATCAATGATGGACGCTTATATCTATCTCGGGTTCCAGCTCTTTCGCCTTGACGAATAATACCGTCTCTTAAATCTTCCCATAGAATTAAGTTATTACTTGTGTAAGGCAACGGACCGTACTCTGCTTCCCACCATGTTGGCTTTTCACTAAAGCCTAACATTTCCCAAGGACAAATGTGTGGACGATCTGTATCATAGAACCACTTATAAACACCTCTCCAGTAACCTGGCAGATTTTTATTCCCAGTTGGGTCCACCATGTTTGAATATGTAAATGTAAAACTATTTTCACTGTCAAAGTAAATGTTGTTTACATAATCTAAATTTGTGTCAGCAATCCATTTTAAGAATTCAGGAGTTACGATTGCATCTAATTCTGCTTTTCCAAATTCTGAATTTCCGTAATATCCGCCAAGAATATTATCATTGTTAAAAATAGATTCGTTGTATTGTTGCTTGATGTTATTGTAGATACGTTTCTCTAGCTCAAGCAATACGTCATCTCTAAAATCTCCATAAGCAACAGTGATGCTACCATCGTGTCCTTGAATAACTTCTTTAGGTACAGTATAGGTAGTATCTAAAAATTTCATAGGTGTATATTTTCTATACAATCCTAATTTTGTAGGTGTAGGAGGAATAAAGTTTGTAGATGTTGAAACATATTCTCTAATACGAATAACATCGCCTTCCGCTAACGAAATTTTCAATCTAACAAAACCAAAGTTAGAATTAAACTCGTAATCAGTACCATTTAATAATTGTTCATTATTATAATAAACATATACAGCTCTAGAGCTCAATGTTTCTAAATCAAATTTTTGTGATAGGGCAAAAGTTTTAATGCCTTCGTCTTCTACAGTATAAACTAATTCAGAATATGCACCACTGCCGATCATATCTGATCCAGAAAATGGTCTTGATGTATTTTGTGTTTTACTAATTTCTTCTAAGATAGTATCAACGTAGTCGATGTTTTCTTGATCGAAATACAAGTTATAAGCAATGTCAATAAATGTATTCTTAAAATCTGTATAAGATTTTTTAGCATATTGAATTGATTTTACAATATTAATTTCTTTATCGCATAATAATACTGTAGCAATCGGTGCTACATTACTGTGCTTCAAGAAACGCTTTGTTTTATTTTCGTAACCTGAAATATTTCTTAGATTACTTGAACCAGGATATATTCCAGAGAAATTATCAACTAGTTCAATACCTGTTAAAATGTGATCAGCGGCTTGTCCTAGAGTAAATGTCTTGATAGTATCGTTTAAAGGATTCTTTTCTAGACCTAAAGGAATTTCATAGTATCCTGTGTTAGGATCTAAATCTGCAAATAACTTAATAGTTACTACATCACCGGCTGCAAAATTGCTGCTAAATGTAAATGTATCAACTGAACGTGTCCAAGTCTTTCTTGTAATAACTCCGTTAACATAAAATACAATTTTTCTAATTTGACTATCAGAGACTGATTTCCAATCTACCGCAGTTGACGTGATTACATTAGTCGCTGTAGTTACAGGAACAGAATCAATAATTGGCTGTGTAAAGTTTTTATCAATTACTTTCCATCCGTTATCGTAAGATTCAATTCCGTTAAATTTATAAAATCCTGTTAAGATGTTTTTAGTAAAGACATCCTGTCCTACATTATATGTAAATGTATCAGTATCAAGATCAAATTCAAATTGTATATCTCCAACATTATTAATGTTTAGATAAGATACGCTAAATCCTAATTCTTTATCAACAACACTATTGCCAATTTTATAACTTACGATTTCTGTTCCTACAAAAGAACTTACAGGGTAGGTTTCAGCATCAGATAAACTGACTAAATTTTCATCAAAAATATCAAACAACGGTGCTTGATTAATTTTTGTTTTTAATTGACTTTTAATCCAGTTTGTACCATTGTAATGGTACATCAAACCTTTGTTGTTATTACCTCGACGAACTAAAACTCCTTCGCCAAGTAACGATTCGCCATCCGATGCTTTCTGCAGATTAATTTGTGTAACATTATTATGTTTAATAAATTTTACTACGTAAATTTGATTGTTGGCTAACGAATCAGTGTCGGCAGTAACTAGAACTCTTGCACCATCAAATAATGCTTCACCATCAACAATGTATCCTTTGCTACCTTCGATAACAGAAAATACATCAGTTGTGAAATCGTCAACATAATCAACTACCTGTTTTGCAATCGAACCGTGATTGAACAATTGCAGATTAGGTTTAAATTCAATAATAGGACGCTTTGCTCTCAGTGTCTCAGCGGCTTCAAAATTTGAATTATTAAATGAGTGAGAATAATCTAGCGTTGCTCTGTGGAACCAACGATTGTAACGACTCCACGGATTTGAATCAATACTAGATTTGTTAATTGTAATATAGTCTTTTGACGACGGATATGCACTTGCATCATCGTAAGGCTGGCTGTCGAAACCACCGTTATCAAATAATACCTCAGGGGCATTTGCATTTAAATTTTCAGAAACAATTAAGTCTGTAAATCTTGTTAATGTAATTTTTGAACCAACACCTTCAACTAACCATTTTATACCGTCATCAGCATATTTTGCAGGACTTACTAAACCTATAAAATAGATAATCATGCCGTTGGTTAGCTCAACACCATTGCTGCTAGTATATGTTGTCTTACCGATGATTTCTTTTTCTACATTAATTTTTGTATTTGATTCAATGTTAGAAATTAAGAATCTACCAAAGCGATTAGGATCAGTTGCACTCTGATAGAATAAAACATCGGGTGCATCGAACGGAACTTCAAATGTGATTACACCTGTTTCTGCTCCGTTGTTGGTGATTCCTTTAGTGTAATCTAAAGAAGTTGTGAATTGAGCATCATCGATAAATTCCCAATCTTGTGTATCAGCATCTATAGTACTGCCATCACCTGCAGGAATATTATCTTTAGCTTTCCATAGTTTTTCATCAAATACAACAATCTGTCCTTTTGAATAAGACAGCAACGGATTGTATAATAAAGATCCTGTGTCAATAGCTGTTTTAATTGTTAGGCCGTTGTCTGGTGCATTGATATTGAACTTATAAGTTTGTCCTCTGTACAATGTCAATGTAGGATTATTTGTTAATCCATCAGGGGTGAAAATAAACACACTGCCAACACCCAGTGTTACACGATATGTACTAATAATATTTTGTGCCTGGCCTAGAATTTTAACAGGCGGTGGACCATCCGGTACCCAGTAGTACTCGCGATAGTTAACAAACTTATCCCAATCAATTGGAGGATTCCAGGTATAGTGTTCTTGTGCTGTAATAACTGCATCAACTTCTTCTTTGTTTCCAAAGAATTTAATTTGATTTTTAAAATCAAGATAATCGTAAAAGTTTGTAACTTTTTCGTCTTGCTTGATAACAACACCCGGTTCTAATTGATAACGGCTTCTTAATGTTTCGTCAGTATCAAGATATACATCATTAGCATTATATGTTTTTCCGTAGCGGCGCCCAACGTATCCTACAGTTTTTTGTAGAACACCTGGCTGTACTAAAGGATCAACTACTGCCGACATAAACTTATTATTTGCCTCAGTTTGAAAAACCTGAGGTAATAAGTCTACTGTTCTTCTGATCGGTAGTTGACTATCTGGAAAGATTTCTTGTGCCATATTAATTTGTACTTGTAATTATTGTGCTGCTTACTGCTCTAATTTCTGTAGCAGAAATTGCAGTCACTATTTCAATATCGTCTACTCTTGCACCGCTGACAAATATTTCGTCTACATTGCTCTGGATCTCAAATAAGCTACCAAAGCTCTGTGTTGGTTGTCTCGGAACTAATACCATGTTTGATATGTCCGGGGCAACTGTATTGATGACATAGGTAATTAGTTCACTAACATAGAACCTATCTCCAAAATCCCAATTGTTTACATCGAAGAATTCGTTGATTGCATTAATTACTCTAACTTTCAAATCATTATCATTAATTAACTTGTTTGGATTCTTAACAATTTTAAATTTAGCCTGCAACTTAGCATCTGCTGTTGGTCCGAATAATACTTTATATTGCACTGGGTGATAGATAATTTCATCACTAACTGCTTTAATTTGTCCTAACTTTGTACCAAAGCTAATTCTTAAACTATCGCTATTAGGAGCGTCTGGCTCTTTAGTTGTAGCGCCTGCTAAGAAATTTCTAAAACTAGTATCATAACTTCTTGTTAAAATGTAAACATCCATGATGTTACTTGCACTAGGATCAATTCTACGATCAACGTTAGCGTTATGAACATACTGGAATTTTAATCCTGCACGGCCAACGTTAGCAGTGTAATCGCTCTGCAATTCTAATGTATTAGTTGTTCTATTAACTTTTTTAACCTGATCTTCATCGCTATTGTAAAAATAGATTAAATCACCGTCTGCATAATCGTTAACATTAACAAGACTTTCTTTCTGTACAATTGCAATATGATCGTCGGTATTATCGATATATTGTTTAATTTTGTTTCCTAAGTCATCATTAACTTCTTGGAAAAACAGATAATTTAGATCTAAATCTAGACCAACAATTTGCTCAAAGGCTTCTGGATTATCAACTACTCCGTCATCATCTGAATCGCTAAAGGCAATTTTAATTTTGTCAACACTTTGATATCCGTCATCGAATCTAATAGTATCACTGATTTCAAATTTAATATCTTGTTTTAACGGAGTAAGCAAATTACTGTCTGGGTTAACTCCTAGAATCTTAATATGGTCCTTAACTACCTTACCTGTTTTACTGTCATAAGTTTTAGCTTTAGAATCAAAATAGAAACGATTTTGTTCAATGCTGCCAAAGATGTAATCTAATCCTCTAATACGAACAACATACTCGTCAGCTTCCTTAACAAAAGCAAATAACCAAGAAGCATCTAAACTGCTGTTTGATACATCTCCCGATTTACCTAAACTAAAATTGCTCAATAAATTTAAGTTTGCACTTGTAATTAATTTCCATGAAGAATCAATAGCACTATATCTTAATCCAAAGTTTAGATTACTAAACATTTGATTAGTCATTTCTGTTTCTAGTGCTACAGGAAGATTTGTAGAAAACGTTGGAACAATTCTAGTTGCAATTGCTCCTGTTGGAATAATATCACTAAATTGAACAGCACCTAGCCCAGATGTTAGAACACCTTTGCCTGCATTGGTACCATCGCCTGTAACTTTTATAATACGAGTCCATAGTCTATCTCTTTGTTCTGGATCAGTTGCATCTGTTGTAACTAGTTTTCCGCGTCTAAAGCTCTGTCCAGCTGGAGGTACAAACTTGATTAAAGCTCCAGGAGCAACATATTTTAAGGTGCTGGTGGTGTAGGTACCCACTTTAAGAATTAAGTTGCTGTCGATGGCGCTATTAAAATAACCAGTACATAGATTTACATCTGATGTAACTTGTTTCCAAAGTGTATTTTGATCCGTAAAATTAATCTTATCAAACTTAGTAAGATAATAGTTGTAAACATCTGTGTCGTTAATAATAGGTTCAACGGTGTTTCTAATAAAATTTAAAATCTCAATTCTGTTAGCGTACTTAAAAGCAATAGAGCGTTCTGTTTCTTCTTTGTACATCAATCCATCGTCTGCAAAAACATTAACACTACTGTACTTTCCAGTGGCGTCAATAATTTCAAAATTTCTGCTAATGCCGCTTGATGTTCTGTTAATGGCATTGATTTTTAAAATGTCTTGAGATGTAGTTAACGGTGCTAGATTATAATCTTCACCGGTAATCATTCTGTTTTGTGTATAATACTGAGCAGGAGCATTTGTCCTAATCGACGCTAGACTTTCAGATGCTGCTGAACTGCTTACAGTATATTTCAAACTCATTGTAATATTAAGAGTATGACTTACACCTTGTTTGTTAACGTATGGAATAGCAATGTTAATTCCTCGCATCTCGTTTGGTGCGATTTGATAAACTAATCCATTGCTGATTCTGTAATAGACACGGAAAGCACCTTGTGGTAAATTGCCGTAGACTCCGTCAGCAAATGCTAAATCGACTCTATCACTTTCTTTTGTAATTACAGAATAAATGTTTCTTACATTTGAACTAATGCTGTTATATGCAATGTTACTGCCTGTTAAACTAGAAACTTGTGTCCACTCGTTTAATTGAACTCCTGCAGAACTTAAAGCAAATAACCAAACATCGTCATTATTGATGTTGTTACTATCAATGGCAATTGTTTCGTTGGTAGTAGGAATTGCGATTGAAAAATCAGCAAGTTCTAAACTTCCTTGTTTGAACATTAGGAAGAAACCAGTGTTAGCACTTGTACCACCACGGCCGTCATTTTTATAAACAAAACCAATTTGATTTCCTGGTGTAGGAGCTTCTTCGTAGATTTCTTCTTTGCCCTTGAAGCTAGTGCTTACAAGTTCAAATGTCATTTGTCGCCCTGCAACAACTTTACTAAACGTAAAAATTGGAACATCAGTGGATGCTGTTCTAAATCTATATTGTTCTGTTTGAATGCCTTCAATTGTTGCAGATCCTTGACTACGTCCAAATTCTGTGTTATCTGCCATAGCAGCATTTAGAACTGTTGTAAATTGTTCTGCCCAGTTTTGATTGGTTGGGTCGTTCCAAACAATAGTCTGTTGAGAAAGATTTTTACCGTTACTATCTAGTACGCTTTCTGTAGTAGTTACAGTATCAAATTTTAATAGTCCTTTCGAAGCAATATTTCGCTTGGCGTTATAGCTCAACATACGTGCTAAACGCAATACGCTTTCTTTACGCTCTGCTAGTTCGATGAAGTTTTCACGGCTGGCTAGATCGATACGGAAAGCAAGACTTTGTCCAAGGAAAGCAATGGCGTCAATCAACGCTAGATATTCGCTAGACTCGATATAATCGTTAAAATCTTCTGGGTAATTTTCACGGAAATAGGAAATGATAACTCTACGAAGATTCTCAAAGTCGTAGCTTTTGAAGTCAGCATTTTTAAATGTCTGATAGATTCTTGTCCAATCTTCGTTTAAAATTAAGTTATTTTGTCTGGAACTAGTTGTCATTTTTCAATCCTATCTTGTATTTACCCAAGAAAATTAACCACTCACTTAATGATGTTATTTTCTTTATCGAAGTCAAACATCATTCTTTCATTGATATTAAAAGGCAAATACGTTATATCTGCTTGTATTCTAATACCCATGTCAGTGCTATCGATAGATACTGCGTTGATTGCAATACGTGGGTCGTAGTTAATAATTGCTTCAACGTCGTCTGTAATTAATTTTTTTACTTCTTCTGTAAAGGGTTCAAATAGTAGATCCCAAATAACTGTGCCAAAGTCCGGATTCATTAATTTTTCACCTTTACGAATATAAAAGTGATTCATAATATCCTGCTTAACTAAATCAATGTCATGCAGCTTAAAGGTATTTTTAGTTTCTTTAGAACTGAATCCTTTGTAGGTAAACGATTCGTTACTATCTGTAACTTTAGCAGTTAATGAAGCTACTGATTTTTTATTGTATATTTTAGACATTATTCGACATCCCTATCTGTATTTTTTGGAGTAAAGAATGCAGGGGCTTGATTTTCATGTAATGCCCATGGTTCGTGCATCGGTACACGTTTCATAATACTCTTTAGTGGTTCTTTCTTAGCATAACGATTTTTACCTTCCCACTTCTCACTAGAACTTGTGACAATATTATCATGTGTCTTTAGTAGTTCTGCTAATGCTGCATCCGAGGCTTCTGCTGCGGCTGGTGCGGCAGGACCATTTAAGTCAATACTGCCGCCCGATAGAACAAGTGCAGCACCGCCAATACTAGCATTGCCTCCGGCAGTCCACTTACTATCTCCACCGCTCTTAATGTTTAATCCGGCACCAGCAGTAGCTTTGATATCAGCGCCACTCTTAAGATCCATTGCTCCTGTTGACGAAACTTTTGTAGTGCCAGTTGTGTTAACATCTAGATTCCCTTTCGTTGTAACTAATCCGTTTGCACCGATTACAATTTCTAGATTTGTTTTAACATCTGCATGCAATCTGCCTGTTTCTGCTCGTAGGTTTATGTTACGGCCTGCTTCAAAATTAATATCTCTATCAGCTCGAAAATTTAAATCGTTTTCAGTGTGGATGCTAATACTGTCCTCAGCATAGATATCAATCTTGCCGTTGCTAGTCATTTCAATCCAAGTAGTTCCTCTAGCATTTCCGATGTAAATTAAATCTTCACTGTTATGTAAAAGAATCTGATGTCCGGTTCTAGTACGAACTCTAAAATATTCATTGTAAGGAATATTAGGATCGCCTTTTTCTTTATTCTCTGTATCAGCGTATTCAACTGGGCCTTCGCTTGCTGGCTTCTTTCTTTGATAACGATCTTCACCGTCATCGAATACCATTTGTGTCCCACCTAGTCTAGTAACAGGCATTGGCTTAGGACTTTGACTTTGCTTCTTTCCTATAAACTGAGATTTAGAATTAGGACCTCTATCAAACGGTCCAGGTGTTAAAATTCCAAATGCTGAGGTAGGAACATCTCGTCTGCTTGTTGTTGTAGGAACTCCCCTAACATCGTCTTCTAATAATCCCTGTTCCAAGAATCTATCAGCTATAGGATGGATAGGTCTTTTAATTTTGTCTATGCTTAAACTTTTATCTTGTTCGTTAGACTTACGATTAACTTCTGCAACTGGTAGAGCATTTGTTGTATCGTACTTCTTTTTTTGTTCAGCGGTAGCTTGGTATTCTGTAGATCCGCCAATTGCCGGAATCATCTGGTTTGCAAAGCGACTAGGAATACAGGCAATAAAATATCCCTTATCAGAATCTCCATTAATAAAGGCACATAAAATTGTTGTACCTATTTCAGCGGTAGGAAACCACATTCCATAACTTTTCTGCGTATCTTGGAAATCGTCTTGATTCAATCCCATATACTCGTAGCCAGTTATTCCGTAAAACGGACTAGCATATTTTACAGGAAAGGTTTGATTTAAATCTCCAATATCGTTACCGTTCTCTCTAAGCAACGATACTTCTAACCCCGACATAAACGAAGGATCTAAGTAACCAACTACCTTTGCTAATAATACCCCGGTTGGCAGTTTGCCGTCTGACTCCTTAACCGGGGTGCGTGTTTCTTGTCCCATTTATTATCCCATAAAATCGCCAAGGGCGGCGTTGTTTGCAGCGATCTCTGCATCTGATAATTCAGATGCACTATCAGTAGGGCTAGTCTTAGGAGGCTCAACCTTACTAGTATCGTACATTGTTTGATTCTGTTTGCTAATTGTTTCTTGTCCGTTGTAATCAAGCTGCTGATTAACCTGACGGGCTAGATCTAAAGTTTGTTGGAATGTTCCGCCTGAGAATCTATTCTCAACACTCTTGACATGATATATACCGCTAAAAGGTGTTACTGCTCCACCATCTGGAAAATTCATTAACCCGCCTTGCCCTGTTGTACCAAGGTTAGGTTCTAATGGATTTCTCCAAGTTATGTAAACAAAAATTTGACTACCTTCCCAGTTCATCGAGCCGTCTGATGTTACCTGTTCATTAGGTCCATACTCTGCAAGATAGTTAGAATTAATACCACTATCTGATAAGAAATACGGATCACCTAAAATATCAATTTTTACAGAAGTTAAATCACTACTGGCCTGGAATGATTTATTAAACGCATCTGCAATAATTTGCTCAACTGTCTTTTCACCAGAGGCACTAGGAGCTGATAATTTAGTATCTCCCTTAACTGGTGGTGAACCAGATGCTGAAGTTGCACTACTAGGTGCATCTCCTGTTTTAAGTCTAGCCTGTGGTGTTGCATCAGGTGCTGAATTTTGTTGATCCGTATTTGATACCTGAGCATTGTATTGTGGCGGACGTGGCATAACTCCGGTAAAGAACATACCGTTAAATGTTAAATCAAATTTTAAAAGATCATTGTTCTGACCGGTATACAAATAATCATAACGTTTACAAATTATCTTTTGTAGATTGCTTTCGCCTGCGGTTACTGAGCTAGGATTTTTAAAAATTGATCCACTTACTTTAAAAGGAACTACTCTGTAAATAAACTTTTTAGCTCTAAGATTTCTAATTTTATCATAATCTAATAATTGTATTTGAACATCGATTCTGAACCAATCTATCATACCGTTGTCATCAATGTTTTCGCCTTTTAAACTTTCAACACAGTATTGAGATGATAATACAACCATCTTAATAATTTCTGTAATTTTAGTTCCTTGCGGAAAAACAATTTCACGCTGTTTAGGATCGATAGACATACTATCTCTTTTGATCCTGCCAGTATCGGGATCGATAACATCGCCTTCTAATTTAAAATTATAATTGCCGCCTGATGTTTCTGAGAATCCCATACTGGCCATTCCTATTTCACCTTGCCCAAAACTCTCTGCTGTTAGTTCTCGTTCAACTGCTTCAATTCTCTGAGTCTTTTCGGCATTAGGATCTGCCATTGCTTTTAATACATCAATGTTGGCATTTTCCTCTAGTCCTACTTTATCACTTGCATCAATAGGAAATACAACTTCATACAAATCTGGAATTTCAGCTTGACCCGAATCTACTTTTTCAAGTTGAATTGCATTTAATGCGGTACACAAACTTTGTGGACCTGACACCAATACCTCATTAACTTTCATACCTGTAATTTTAAGGTCGGTAGGTGCATTGTTAACAATATCACTGAACCCTTGATGGTGGAATGGTGATGCTTCGATTTTATATTTGCTGCCGCCTTCATTAACATTAAATTCTACTTTTGTAATTTTAATTGTAAAATATTTTGTTAACTTTTCTGAAGATTCAAAAATTGCACCATTGTCCTGGAAGCCTACGAATTCTAATTTTAATAGATAAGGTGTATCATTTAAGTACGACGGATATCCAGCTCCTAATGCTGCCGATTGTAAGCTCTGTAAAAATACTCCTAACGAATAAGGTTCGTATACTTCAAAACTAAAACTAGTAACGTTGGTGTTACCTGTTTTTGCAGAACCACCTAGCGAGGCCTGCATAGTAACGTTATCAATAAAATATTCAGGAGCACCATATGCCGTATTTGCTCGTTCGGCATCATATCGTCCTGCGGAAGACAGCACCACATGATTCAATGCCCAAGGATTACCTCTATAGGTAGTAGGATCATTAAATTGATTTGGCTCTAGGCAACACAATGTCCACAGAGGTGTATATGATGCAAACTGTTCTAAAACGTTTTCGTAAGGAGGACCGCCAGGGGGCGGCGCTGCAAAACTAAAACTTTTTATTAATGGAATTTTACTCGGATCCGGTAAAACTTTATTCAATAAATTAGGATTTAATGTTGCCGCTGATTCTGCAATAGCGTTGGTAATATTTCTAACCGACCCGATTGCTACTCCTGCATTGTTAGCAACCTGTAGAATAGGATTACCATCTGGACGAAGTAGATTTCCGACCGTTTGTCCAATGTCTCTAAATATCGACATCTTAAACTCCTATGTACTTTTCTAGATTAGATTTCTTAGGGCAATAGATTACAGTACCTGGTTCAAAATCATAAACAGGATCTTTTAATACACTCATATTTCTTTGTACAAACACCCACCATAGATTAGAATTGCCATATAAGTCATAGGCTAATAAATCAGGACGATGTTTGTAATGTGTTTCGATAGTATACTGATAGTCATCTGCTTCTGCAGGAACAGGACGAATAGATAATAATTCTAAATATAGATTATTTTCTTTGGTATTATAATACGGCGATGTCTTTTTATATCTAGCCATTATAGAACTCCTTGTCCGCCAGTCATCCCACCAGCAGCATAAGATTTCAAGTTAAATTGTCTTAGACGTGTTCTGTTATAGATAGGAGCAACAGTAACTGAGATTGTACTCATGATAGGAACCCATGTTGGTGTTGGTCCTTTTGTATATTTGATGTAGTTTACATCGTCTTTGAAATCTACAGTAAAACTTTTTACAATAACAGGAACGTTGTTAAAAATTCTTGCGCCATAACCAGTTAGGTTACAGATTACAGGAGGATTGCCAACATTGGCTCCTTGACCGTAAAACATTTTTGTTGCTGTTTTTAAAAATGTAGTTGCTTGAATCCAATACTCTGCATCTAATTCGTTTTCTACAGAAAATTCTCCAGAGATTTGAATATCATCAATCTGGCTGTTTTTATAAGCATAGAAGGGTTGATTATTATGTACCGGATCAATCTGTGTATAGTTTGCTTTCGATGACACACTAATTTGTGGTAGATAGGGCCATACAAAACCGCCTGTCTCAGATAGTCTACTAAATGCTCCGCCGAATAAACCAAAATTACAATTTAGTTTAACACGCCAGTCATCTGCTGCGCCCGATTTCAACTCTACAAACGAACCTTGCTGCTTAAATAACTCTGCACCACTAGGTAAGTTTTTACCCCTTGCCATGCTAAGAAGATTATTAATCATTCCAGCAGCTGACGAAATTTGTCCAGCAACTTGAGCAAGACCCCCGCCTAGACCACCACTGGCTAATCCTAACTTGTTTAAACTCGCACCAATTGCTGCACTAGCATTACTAATAGATCCTGCTGCACCACCTAATGCACTTGCAGCACCACTAAGGGCTCCTGTTGCATTTGATGCTAGACTTTGTATAGGATTACCCATTCCACCTAATGCTGATTTGGCACCGGCTAAAGCGCCTCCTGCTTTGCCAACCATTTCATTCATAGCCGAAGTTGCACCGTTTAATCCGCTGCCAATTTCACCCCCTAATCTACTAACCGTAGAATCTACGTTAGCCTTAAGAGAGTCAAAGTTGATGTTTTTTAATGCACCTTCTGCGGAGGCGGAAGCAGCACCCACTTGCTCCGAAACAGAGGATACTAATTTAGCCAAAGGGTTTGTAGATAATGCCATTTTGAACGAATTTTCCTATTATTCAGTATTTATTCTTGACAAAATGTGCTATTATATTAACTAATGGAGAAACCACCGGAGATGACAACTACAGTACCTAAAGTAAAATATCTAACAAACAAGGACTTACTAAGAGAGATTCATTTAAGCAAGAATACTTACTGCTCTTACACAGATCCAAAATATGCAGATTACGATATTATTTTACCAAACTTATCAAAAATTAACATAAGAACTATTGCAGAAGCTAAACGCAATCAAGCTATAAAAATGGGCAAGAAAGCTCACGAAGTAGCACAATCAACTGGTAAAAAATTCCCCGCAAAAGATTTCGAAGTGGACTATAAAACTGTTAAAAAGACAGATGTAGTCTTTAGGATTATGACCTTTGAACATATTCCACTTGCTCCGGGAAGAAAGAAGACATTAAAGAATACCGCAGACAGTCACGAGAAAGTAAACTTTCCACCATTCCAGCATTGGAAATTTGATGATAACGATAATCTAATATTGGTCGGAAAAAGCCATTGGAAGGGAGATCTCGAAACAGGTACCTTTAATAAAGAACATGGCAAAATGACAGATAACCTAGCTCGCATGTTTTTAAAGCTCTGCGAGAGATACGCAACTAGAGGAAACGTTCGTGGATACACTTACAACGATGAAATGCGCGGCCAAGCTATACTTCAACTTACTCAAATCGGTCTTCAGTTTGATGAGAGCAAGTCGGATAATCCTTTTGCTTATTATACTGCCGCCGTTACTAACAGTTTTGTCCGAATCATCAACATCGAAAAACGAAACCAAAACATTCGAGATGACATTCTTGAAATGAATGGAATGAACCCAAGTTGGACTAGACAAAACTCTGCAGGTGGAAGTCAGTATAGCGGGCCAGCATCAACCGGCGGTGACGGCGGTGGCGATTGGGATTGACCTTTGTGTTGTAAAAATAGTACAATAATAAAGGAGATTCTATGTCATTATTCAAGAAAGTAGCGTGTTTTACCGATATACACTTTGGACTTAAATCAGGAAGCCGTACACATAACCAAGATTGCGAAGATTTTGTTAATTGGTTTTGTGAAACTGCAAAAGCAGAAGGTGCAGAAACCTGCATCTTCCTAGGCGACTGGCACCATAATCGCAGTACTACTGATGTAAGTACTATGAATTATACTGTCTCAAATTTAGAAAAACTCAATAACAGTTTTGAGAAAGTCTATATCATTACAGGTAATCACGATATGTTTTACAAAGACAAACGTGAGATTCATAGTTTAGAGTTTGGGCGATTATTCCCTAACATTACATTAGTAAACGAATCAATTACAGAAGGCGATGTAACTATCATGCCTTGGCTAATTGCTGACGAGTGGAAGAAGATTCCATCTATTAAAAGCAAATACATTTTCGGGCACCTTGAACTACCTAGCTTCTATATGAATGCTATGGTTCAAATGCCGGATCATGGACAATTACAAAGTACACATTTTGTAAATCAAGAATATGTTTTTAGCGGACACTTCCACAAAAGACAACAATCCGGTAACATTGTTTACATGGGTAATTCGTTTCCACACAACTATGCAGATGCAGGTGACGATGAACGTGGCATGATGTTATTAGAATGGGGTGGCACACCTGAATACAAAGCATGGCCTAAACAGCCCGTATACCGTGTTTATAAGCTAAGTCAAATCATCGATAACCCAGATGCACTGCTTCGTGAAAAAATGCACTGTAGGGTTACTATTGACTTGCCTATTAGTTTTGAGGAAGCAAACTTCATCAAAGAAACATTCATGCCACAATACAAATTAAGAGAGTTAATGCTAATTCCAGAAAAAGTAGAAGTAGAATCAAACAATGTGCCTATTGATATTGCATTTGAAAGCGTAGACACAATTGTTATGAATCAAATTAATGCTATCGAAAGCGAAAGCTACGATAAATCTCTGCTGTTAGGAATTTACCAAGAATTATGATAACAATTAAAAATTTAACCGTTAAAAACTTTATGAGCGTGGGTAATCAAACCCAGGCTATTAGTTTTGATCAAGGACAGTTAACTTTAGTTTTAGGTGAAAACTTAGACTTAGGTGGTGATGATAGTGGTGCTCGCAACGGCACAGGTAAAACTACAATCATCAACGGTTTAAGTTATGCTATCTACGGCAATGCCCTAACTAATATTAAGAAAGACAACCTTGTTAACAAAATTAACAACAAAGGTATGTTGGTTACTATCACCTTTGAAAAAGACGGTGTTGAATATCACATCGAACGTGGTCGTAAACCCACTCTTTTAAAATTTAGTATCAACGGACAAGAACAAGACCTAGAAGATAAAGACGAAAGCCAAGGTGATAGTAGAGAAACTCAAAAAGCAATTGACGAGCTTTTTGGGTTAAGTCACGATATGTTTAAAAACATTGTGGCACTGAATACCTACACTGAACCATTTCTGTCAATGAAGGCTGCGGATCAACGCAACATCATTGAACAACTTCTAGGTATTACACAATTAAGTGAAAAGGCTGAATCTTTAAAAGAACAAATCAAGTTAACTAAAGATGCTATTAATACTGAAAACACAAAACTTGAAACTATTAAAGCCAGTAACGAAAGAATCCAACAAAGTATCGAAGCATTAGAACGCAAACAGCGGATGTGGGAAGATCAAAAAGAAACTGCAATTAATAACCTAGCAAAAGCCATTGATAAAATGATGCACATTAATATCGATGACGAAATTGCAGCGCACAGAGCTTTAGATTCGTATAATGCTAAACGAAAAGAAATTAAAGATTTAACAAGTCTAATAGCTCGTTGCGAATTAGACGAAGCTAGAGAAAATAAAGAAATCGATAGATTAAAAATTGAAATTGAAAGTCTAGAAAAGCATACATGTCATGCTTGCGGACAAGCATTTCATGACGAGAAACACGAAGCTGTTTTAGAAAGTAAACGTAAAGCTCTTCAAGAAGCAGCCTTACAAGCTCTTTCTACTAATACACAATGGATTGAAAATACTGATGCATTAAAAGCATTAGGTGAGTTGGGTGAATGTCCTAGTGTTATCTACGACAATCTAGAACAAGCACTGAATCATAAAAACACACTAAGCAGTCTAGAAAGAGATTTAGAAGTTAAAGTTGCAGAAGTTAATCCTTACCTAGAACAGATTGAAGACTTAAAGAATACTGCTGTTCAAGAATTAGACTGGGAAAGTGTTAATGAACTTGTTAGATTAAAAGATCATCAAGAGTTCTTGTTAAAATTGTTAACTAACAAAGATAGTTTTGTGCGTAAACGAATTATCGATCAGAACTTGGCATTCCTAAATCAACGATTAACTTACTATCTTGATAAAATCGGATTGCCACATATTGTAGAATTCCAAAACGATCTATCAGTTATCATTACACAACTAGGACAAGACTTAGACTTTGACAATTTATCACGTGGTGAGCGCAATAGATTGATACTTTCTATGAGCTGGGCGTTCCGAGATGTATGGGAAAACTTGTATACTTCTATCAATTTGTTGTTTATTGACGAATTAGTAGATAGCGGAATGGATTCTAGCGGTGTTGAATCTAGCATTGCTGTATTAAAGCGTATGAGTCGTGAGAGAAATAAGAATGTATTCTTAATTTCTCACAGAGATGATTTAACTAGCCGTGTAAATCATGTTCTAAAAGTTATCAAAGAAAACGGATTTACCAGCTATTCTAACGATGTTGAAATTATAGGATGAGCACAGATTCACATGATCGCATGATTAATGCGTTTCAAGAATATTTTAAATGGCAGACTCAATTTGAGTATGTCGGAACTGACGAGGCAGGTATAAAGGCACGATATTGGTTATCAGAGATTAGAAACGAGGCAAGCATTAGGCGAACAGAAATTCAAAATAAAAGAGAAGAAAGGCGCATAGCCAGAAATGGTAAGCCAGGGAGACCGCGTAAACTAATTACGTGATGACATGGATGTATCAGAATACTGTAGTAGAAACACTGCCCGAAGATTGTGTAGGTTTCGTATATCTGATCACAAATGTCGTCTCTGGCAAAAAGTATATAGGCAAAAAGCTAGCAAAATTCTCTAAAACAACGTATAAAACCGTAAAATTAAAGAATGGCACAAAGAAGAAAAAGAAAATTCGTGGTAAAATTGACAGCGATTGGCGCGATTATTATGGCTCTAGTCCCAATTTAACCAAGGATATTGAAACATTAGGCAAAGAAAACTTCACTAGAGAAATACTATATTACTGCACATCCAAGGCGCAATGCTCTTACATAGAAGCCAGAGAACAATTCCAAAACAAAGTATTAGAATCAGACGATTGGTACAACGGACACATACAAGTTCGTGTACATGGATCGCATATTATTAAAAATAAGTTACCGTAGGCACACCCTAGGCTCAATAAATCCAGGCAAAATATCGCCAAAAAAGCCCGCACAGGCGACTATATCGTGCCCAAAATCCGTTCTGATGTGTGACGGTAAGGAATCTCTAGTTGGCGAAGAGTAGCAAATCACTATCCTTAACAGGACGACGATCGGATATGCCTTTCATAAAACCGGTTTGATTTGTAAAAACGTATTTTTCAAGGCTAAAAGAAGGGAGAAAAACCCTTAGGCTAGTGCATATGTTAGCGTATGTGTATTAGTCCACCGTCAGTAATTAAGACAAAGCTCGTGGTACCGGCTGACCGCCACTGTAATGCTTTAACGCTAAGTGTATTGTGCAACTCACATAATGCTAATCTTAACCCTGCCTGGGTTAAGTGTGACTGAACAATCTACATAATACTTAAACTGCTTCGCAGTAATAATGTCTCATAATTAAAGAAGAAAGAAAATTCGTTGAGCGTAAGCGAAAACGAATACGAGCTTTAGCTCGTAAGTACAATAAATAACTAATACATCTTCGAGTCGATATGAGAATACAACAAATATCTAATACTAACAATCAATATCTTTATGAAGGTCTGGATCATAATGCTAGAAAAACAATGGCGTTATGGGAAAATGCTGGATTACAATTAAAGGAAGCAGCCCTAACGGCTGATCAAATACAAAGCCTATTCAAAGAAATTGAAACACAGGCTACAGCAGCTGGTGGAAATAGAACAGCCCTAGGTATGGGCAAAGATGCTATTGATGCTGTAAACAAAGCCTGGGAAGATCTAAAGACTAAGATTCAAGATAGTGGTCCTGTTAAGAACGTTGACAGCATGTATGATAATGCTGTTGCTAAAATCGAAGCTGGATTAGGTGGTCCAGACAATGCGGTTAATCAAGTAATTCAAAAATATCGTAAGTTTGCTAAAGAACATCCTATTGCACAGGGTTTAATTTACTCTGCTCTTATCGCTGCTGCTGGTATCAGCGGTGCAGGACTAGGTGGTGCTGCTGTTCTAGGCTTGTTAAAGATGACAGACAAGCTATTACAAGGCGAAAAATTTAGCTCCGCTGCCTATTCAGGCGCAAAAACTGGCGCTATGGCCTACGGTGCAAGTAAAGTCGGTGACTATGTTAAAGGCAAAATAGCAGATAAAGATGCATATGATGCTATGGGAGATGCGCAGGATCTTAGAAGACAACTAGGCAATCCTGATATAGAAAAAGGACTAGCTGCTGATCAAGCATTCCAAGATAGATTGCTTGGTAAGTTTCCACCTGATCAAGGTTACACTGTTGCAGCAGGGGAAGGCGGAAAAAGTCTACAAGTTTTAGATGCCACTGGAAGAAAAGTATGGCAAGGTGATATTCCATTAAAGACAATGGATACACAAACGTTTGCTGATTTATCCAATGCCGGTAAAATGGCAACTCCTGGTATTAGCAGTGGTTCGGTATCAAGTGATGCAATGGCCGGTGTAGCTGATACTGCAAAAGCAGCTGGCAAAGGTGCAGTTGATGCATCTGCAGATATCGCGTCTAAGGCAGCAGATGTTGCTACTGATGTAGCATCAAAACCATTTGGTGCAGGAATGGCTCCTGAGTATCTACAACGTGTAATTGATGCTGGCGGAAAGAGTGGAGTTAGATTTAAGATTAGTCCAGAAGATGCACAAAAAGCTCTAGATTGGCAAACACAGAATGGTGGACAAGCTGCAAGTGCTGCTGCAAATGCCGCAGGTAATGCAGCATCTGGTTACAGTGCAGACTATCTACAGAAAGTTATCAACGGTGAAGTGCCTAGAGCAATGGTTAGCAAAGAAAAAGCTGCCGAATTGCTAAAAGGCATGAAGGGCGAAAGTGTTATCAGTCAAGGCAAATCATTAAGCGAAGGACAAGTGTACATGGTGTTTAATCGTGTATGCAAATTAAATGATGCATTGCTGTCAGAAGGTAAACTAATGGAAGGCCCGTTGGATGCAATCAAAGGTGCTGCTGGCAAAGCAATGAACTGGGCTGCAACCAAAGGTAAGAATCTAACAACAAAAGTTACAGCAGACAAGTTAAATTCTGCTTGGCAGAAAGCAGGATCACCAACTGACAGCGAAGAATTAAAAGCATTTTTAACACAGCAAGGTGTTGCTTCAAATGTAGTTGATGGCGTTTACAAATCTTTAAAGATTGCCAGCAGTCCGACAAATGCAAAAGATGAGAAAGGTGCAACAGCACCTATGGATATTGAACAAGTTAAGAAACTTATCGCAGCATTACCGACAGATCGAAAAGCAAGACTATTAAAGTTTTTACAAAAGAATTCAGGCGCAGCACCAGCAGCACCTAATAG